GGTTTTCAAGACCAGTGCATTCAACCGCTCTGCCACTCCTCCGAGATCGAATTGATACGCAAATATAATCCTATTTATCAGAAATAAAAGATTCGCAACAAAATCACATGCAACTCACTGATTATCAGTGCTTATGATCAACTTATAGCAAGGGCAAATACATGCAAACAAGCCAGTTATCAAGCAAGCATATTACTCCAAATAAACGTGCCAATATTTAGGACGAAACACTACCGAATCATCATCGGTGAAACAAAAGTGAAACAGAAAATCACAAATTAACAACCAGATACCTTATTTTTAACACATTAGAACCAACAACATGCACTCACTATCTATCAGAATAGGTCTCGATAAAAGAAAGTCATTTGACGGCAGGTGGCACCTGTCTATCATCCCATCATATAGGATAGAATCAAAAAGAAAGATAGACTACATCCACATTGGGTACTTGCTAACAAAACAAGAATTTGACGGCCTTTCAAAAATGATGAACCCACGACTAAGGAAGATAAATATGGAGGCCACGACCAAGAGAGAAAAAGCCCTCAGTTATATAGAGGAGTTTGGTTACGATAAAAAAGATCTAAAGAAACATCTAAACGATGAAGTAGTCTATAGAGCGTCACAATCTATTGAAGATGGATTCATGAATAAGATCGATCGGCTTAAGAATAATGGGCAGAATCCAGAATTTTATGAACGTGCTATGAAAGCATTCAAGAAATTTAGTGGCACCATACCAAACAACATCACACCTGACTACCTGAATCGATTTAGAAGATCATACAATCAAGCTGGACACAACACTCAAAGCATCTACCTGTCAGCCCTGAAGACAATTGTGATATCCATTCACGGATCTGCACCAATGTTCAAAGACATCTCATTGGCCAAGACCAAAAGCAATGATAAGTCGGTCCACGATCAATCACTACATCTTATATTTAAATACAACACCCATATCAAGCCAAGGCAAATAGCAATTGATTTTTGGAAGGCGTTATTTATGATGAATGGTGCTTATCTGGCAGATTTTCTTGAACTCAGGCACTCTAACATAAAAGATAAGACAATTGAGTTCTACAGAGTGAAAACGAGATTCACCAGCTCAGCGCCAAAGCTAGTGATCGCTCCAAAATATGGTGAGCTAATGCAGATCATATATAAGTACAAAGGATCTGGAGACAATTACATACTACCCTATTACAAGGAAGGAATGAGCCCAGATGATAAGAAAGCAATCAAGAGAAGGGTTGCCACGAATCTGAACAGGAGACTAAGGTATGCAGCTAAAGATATTGGAGTAGACCCATTCACTCTAGGAACAGCAAGACATACCTTTGGCCAGATAATGAAAGAAAGTGGCTTATCGGTTACTCAAATTGGAGATCTAATTGGGAACAACAATGACAAGGCAACTGATTTCTATTTGTCACCCTACTCTGGAGCCAAGATAATAAAATTGGTTTCTCCAGCATTAGAGAGTTTAGATCTAACATTACCTTATAATTGATTAGGCGGCGACTTGTGATAATATACTCCCTGTCAGCTCCACAATTCCCTTACTCTTAAGGTATTGATAGTATCGCTCTGTGGTCTTAATGTCATTGTGTCCCAGAAATCTCTGTATTTGCAATATATTGATTCCGCTGTTAATCATATGAGTTGCTATCGAGTGCCTCAGCAAATGAGGCCATATCTTCTTTTTTAGGCGAGTGGAGTGTCGTTTGACTATTTTGCTGACACTTGTTGAAGAGTATTTCACTCCTGGATAAGAGCCCTCAATTACAAAGGTCCTGGGCTTATTTTCCTTGTAGTACCGGATGATCAATACTAAGAGTTCTTGAGATATATCTAACCGTCGATCTTTGTTCCCCTTGCCTCCTCGCACATGTATGGTCATCGAAGATCTATCTATGTCTGAAAACTCTAGTCTTAATAACTCGGAAGTTCTTAAACCAAGAGTATAGAGACAACTGATAATGACTTTGTGTTTCAGGTTACTGGTATTATTGATCATTGATAATACATCTTCTGGAGTTAATACTTGCCATACCTTAGGCTTGGATTTTCGACACCCTAATTGATCGAGTTTGCGAGGTTGGTTAAGTATGCGGTTGTATATAATATTGAGTGCCGCCAGTGATTGATTGTACTTACTATCTCCTTGAGGAATTAGGTACTGTCTAATCTGGAGTTTATTAACATGTGATGGTGTTAGCCCAATATCAGAGCAATATTTCAGGTATTGATACATCCGTGTCATATAAGTAGATCTTGTCGAGACTGACTTATACTTGACATAAATCAAGGACTTGTAGTTATCTATAAACTCCAACTATTATACAGAATCCAACACTACACAAAGCCCACCCATTGGACTCTGTATAATACCGCATATGATTCTATATATCACTTGCCAACGCTTCTCTTGGTCGTTGTTCCCAATCATTTATTGCCTTAGACGTAACCTTAGTTATCACAACGCAGTCAGCTTTCCTATCCTTGGCGTATTTAACTATTGATTCGTCTTCTATTGCACCTATCTGTGTATCGAGAAACTCTATATAGTTTTTAATACAGGTGTTTAATATTTTCGCCTGATTATCGGTTACTTTTATTGTTATCATTGTTTAATTTTTTCGTTTAATAATCGCCTACCCTCAAAAAGTGATAGACAGAACATATGCTACTTCATTAGTTCTCAGTCTGCTCATGTTGTGGTTTTGCATGACCGCAGTGTTGACATATAGCATAATTTATAGCTCCTGGTGTCCAGTTAGAGCAGACCGCCGATCGCTCGCAATAGATTGAGTTCTCGCACCATTCTTTGCACCTACCTTTTGGGCTTTGTGTTTCATTATAGCATTGATAAGGTTCGCTCTCTGAACTAATATTATCTATGTCAGAATTTTTATCGCTATGTTCCCCTTTGTAATTAAAGTATATGTACTCTTCAAAACTATCTTCATCAAAAGGACTTTCTACGATATGATTATCAAGTAGATGCTTATAAAATCGTTTGCATATTTCTTTTTCCGTCATATTAATTTTGTGTTTCATTTACCGCGATAAAAACTCAGCATAGATTTAACATTATACCTCAGTATGTGATCATATGAACCTATCACACTTGGTACAATAATTCACTACCGATGTTATAGCTTTTACCTTATCATTTGGGTGATCACATACCGTACCCTCACATTCGTTCGGAGGTATAATACGGCATAATTCAGAACCGCTGTCTTCTTCGTTCTCTCTTGACATTTTACTTGTACTTAGTGATTAAAAAATAGAAATTATTTCGGCATGTAGTTTTGGGTTAACCCTTCTCAGATACGCTAACAGATTGGCAAGTAATTCCTCAACAGTCACGTTGCCACCCCAATCATACAGATGGACATCATCTTTGCTTATATAGGCGTCATTATAATTGCCCCATAGGTGTAATAGTATGTCGTAGTGATTAGACCATTCAGCTAATTCCAAAAAAAGTTTAATTTCCTATTGGTTTGCGGCTCTGATTATGCATGTACATTATCGCTCAGTCTGCCAATAGTGGTGGCATTTATTACAATGTGTTAAGTCGGTAAGCCAAGATTCGTACAAGTCTTTAGATTTGCATTTTTGGCAGACCGCCACTACGCCTAAAGGCTTCGTTGCGATAATATTGCATAATACAGAATCGCTACTTTCGTTCTTCGTGTTTGACATTGTGATGTATTTGGTGATTAAAAAATAAAGCTCTACTCATCATCGCTATAGACTGAGATATATCCTGTATCTAATATGTCTTCTACCTTGCTTGCTATCTTTCTGATTTCCTCGCAGACTCCCCAGTGGAATTTTTGCTGAAGCTCCATATTGTGTTCCTTGCAGAAAGCAGCCCTATCATAATGATATTTCTCTTTTAGCTTAATTGCTCTCACAGCCTTTTCTTCCTTGGTATATGCCATCGCTATTTTATTTTTTAATTGTGTTTCAAGTTTAATATTTCGATTGTTGGGCGACTCTGATTATGCGTAATCATTATCCATAATAAGCCTCATTAAAAATTACTGGTTTCCTCTTCCAGTCGGCGCATCTATCTACTCTTACTTTCCCTCCAGTTGCAAACCTAAAGTGCATATTTTTTTCACCCCAATGTAACGCCATGCCGACTTTATATTTCGAATCGCCATATACTTTAACCCAATAAGAATATCCCATTTGAGGCTCACTATGGATAATACTATCTATGTCATCAGACTCATTGGTGTCGCTTAGGGAGGCGACAGACTTTAGTTCTTCTACGAATATTTCCATACCAGCTATGTCCCTCATGATTACACTTAATTTGCGCACATGATTATTTTTTGGGTGAAGCATCAGTTCGTTCATAGATTCAATAGTTTTAGAGTAACTATCTATTAACTCTTCTATCGCCTTGTGGTGTATATTTTTCATTTTACTATTTATTTAATCATTAGGATTGTCCGATGCATAGACTATATATTATAGTTAACCCTTTGGGTCGGCTTAAAAAGCCTTAACCATAATATTGTATATCATATCAGTGCTTACATTGTTTCTTCGATTGAATCACTGTGGTGGCGCTTGGGATTTATAAAGAAAACGCCTCCGCCACGTTTCAGTCTTGTTGACTGATTATATTTCTAACCCTCATTAGCTGTCTACAAAACTCATTCTCTGTTAGTACTGTTTTCTTCTTATCATTCTTACCTATACCGTGAGTAAATACAGCATTGCCAGTAGACAGTAAATCCTTCTTGAAGTTTTCATTTTTACTCAGCTCGTCATATGCCCTTGTTATGAGATTTTGATATTCATCTGATTTTCTATCGTAGGCTTTACCCTTCCACCATAACTTTTGTAGAGACTGCCATCTTTTGTTTCTGCCCTTGCCTTTCCTTTTTGCCACTACGCCTACTAATTTACAAGTTGCTATCTGAGCATTCTCGTTCTCAAATTTTAGAGCCTGAAGAAATCCTTCCATTGAATCACACTCTATACCATCTATAGTAAATGGGCGTTTAGTAAAGTTGCTTAGTCTTCCTGCGACTCCTTTATTGTTTCCTCCTATATCCATAACATTTGTGGTATAATGCTCCGCAGCTTTTTTCTTTATAAATTGTGTTTCAAGTAATCATTTCCGCTGGTGTTGCACCGATAGATATACTTTCCATTATCTCTCATTAGAGGATAAGAAATCTGTTATTACATCAGCCCAGTTGAATCTCTTTGGTTTTATCTGTCTATCAAAACAGTAGTCGGTGAAAGCCTCTAACGCCGTTCGCTTTTGTATTTGATTTTTAGCCAGTATTGCCATTTTCTCAATCGACATAGCTGTTTCTATAGGCATGTCTTTTAATCCGCTCACTGAGATGATAGGCTGTAATGTACTATGCTCCATAGACTGTTCGCAGGTCTCAAAGAAAAATATAATGGGCTTTGGTGTCTTTATAATTTGGCCGTATCGTACTGCCATCCTGAAGTTAGATGATGACCGCTCCGTTCTTTCTACTTGAGCTTCGAGTTCTATTCTAAATTGTTCTAAGTCATGGTCACTTTTCCATTTGTTGCAAACCCTACATGCTGGCATCAGATTATCAATATGGTTCATGTCATCTTCTCCTAAGTGCGCTAAGTGTTTAGGTATTCGGTTATTATTTTTGATATGACACAAGTAGAACCCTTGGGGTATAACATGATCAACCTGCATGTCTTTATACTTCAGTTCACAACCGCAGTAACCGCAGTGCCCATTATATTTTTGGTGTACCTCTTGACGTATTGCTTTCTTCATAATTTATTTCTTAGCCTTTCTATGGATGAATAGGGTTATTCTTTTTATTTCGTTAATTACGGCCTCCCTCACTTCATTGCTGAATACACTATGCACATGTACGGCTTCAACAGATTGATCAAAACTGAATCTGCTCAATGAGGTCCAAACGGCCTCTCTTTAAATGTTGATCTCCGGCAAGGAATCGAACCCTGCAAATCATGCCACTCCTGGCACTACCCCATTTTCGGAGAAATCCAACTGTCGTCACTTGACAGCCAGTCACCCAGTACTTTTATTTAGCTTGTGAGTTGAGGATGCGCCTACTGGTTAAGCCAAAGCCTCTATTCTTCTTCATCGTACTCTTGTTTACATTCGTCGCATAAGCCCACATTGTTCGCCACAATATGAATACCCCTGAAATCAATTGGTGCATCACACCACGAACAAATACAAGGCATTGAATCTTCTCCGTACATATTTCAATCTTTTGTTATATCGGTTATCTGTTGAGCCTTCACACACTTATAACCCTCTTTCTTAAACTTCCTCCAAGAGCACCTGTCTGGATCCCATAAGCTCATCCATTTAGCTATGGCGCCCGCCCTGGTTCTCGCAAATGAATAAGTGTATATCCTCCCATCATTAGCAACTATAATCCAGCCTTTGGTTGTATCTGTGTACTTCATATGGCTTAATTATTTTTCTGCTTCTTTTTGCCTACCCTCAAGAACCCATAACCAGTGCTTAAGTCCTTTTACTGTCTCGAACAGTTGATTCATTTCCCATTTTTCAAAATTTATATCCTCCAACATTTTATCAGATGCGAATGATATCGATGTGATATCATTGTTTATAGAGTCTATAAGGTATTCAATGAATCTCTTTTGGTAAACCTTGAATATTAATTTTATCATGTCTTTGTTTTTAAGACCCAGTCAACACTCGAAGCGTGGGTGTCATATCCACCCAGTCCTGTAGCTCTTGCTTAAACGCATAGTACTTACAACCAATTCCTTCCTGATAAATAGGAGCGAGTGGATATCTGCTCTTAAAAGCTGGAATTGACTTTTTATGCCTTTTGATGATCAGTGATATCTCATCAGCGCCGATTTGAACGTCATGCTTTGATTCTTTACTATCAATGGTAGCTATTGCCGCTTCAAGTCGGTCAATTAGTTCTGGCAGCCTTTTGATTAGCTCCAAGGATTCGTCTATACTCATGGATGAAAAAAGGATTGGTTTATCAAATACTAAAGCCTAACTCCATAATCATCAGCTTGGCCAAAGCGATCAAATACCACCTGCCAATCCTGATTGCTCATGAAATAATTAAATACGTCACAACCACGATTATCATTGACCAGCTCACACGGATAGTAATACAGCATGATCGAATTAGGATCAAAGTCAGTTCCCTCGAACTTCTCATTGTCTCGTATTACCACCCACGAATCAACTTGATCCTTATCCTCACCGTAGTGCTTATAGCGGTAGGCATAAAGAGCTGGCATATTCCAATCTATGGGATCTCCTTGTCTGTTGTGCTGCTCATGTTCTGCACCTAATATCAGATGCCCTACTATCTCATGGCGTATAGCATAGGCTACGAACGTATGGGAGTAGTTCTTACCGAATGTTGTGGTGTACCTATCTCTCGGAATTTTGAAAATATCCTTTCCATGATAGCTCGTCCAGCCCAATGTTTCATCATGTAAAAATCGAAAGTCCGCAGACTCCCAATCGGACACTCGCTTGAAATGTAAGTACTTGGTTCTAGTGTCAAGCTCCTCAAGGAATACATCAACTGCTTGAACATAATTGTACGGCATGCCTCTTGAATAAGCATAGGTGTATGTCCCTGTATCGAGACCCAAGGAAGCATGCCCCAGATATTGAGAGACTAACGTATCTTCTTGACCATAATCCAGATGCTCAACTCGACAAGACGGCATGAGAACATCATTCACAGGATGATTGGTGGTTTGACAACACGAAAACAGGGTGATCGTGATTATAAAAATTGTGAAAAATCGTATCATAATTTAAGTGGATTTAATTTTGAAGTTATTGTGACCTATTCTACTATGAACCAATCTTCAGAAAGCATATCTGTCTGACTGGCCAGCCATCCAGTAAGTATTTTATTGTCTGCTGTCTTCATTCGTATAGTACCTAAAGCCTCAAAATGATCTAATTCATTATCTTGTAATACGGCTTTTAACATTGGATCATGAATAGCGCTTTTAGGTATGGTACCAGCTTTTAGAAGGAACAAAAACATGTCTTTTCCATTCCATCCTTTCCTCGCCACCTTCTTTCCTTCTTTTAATGCCTCTATGGCAAAACCAAAATTTTTCATTTAAAATTTATTTAGTGAATTAATTATCTGTTAGAATGGTAGATCATCCTCCTCAGGCACTATTGTTTCTACCAATGGAGGAACAGCTGTTCCTCCTGATTGAGTTGGTCCATTTCTAAATGGATTATCTTGTTCTGATGGCATATAGTCTTGTCGTTCTCTCTGTACACCATGTAATAGCGTATTAGCTATCACTGACGTTCGACGGTAATCTCTACCCTCATGAGTCCATTTCCTTGTACGAGTTTTACCGATCACAGAAACAAGGTTTCCCTTTTTGAGGGTGTCTGCTATTTTAGATAGCCAGCTCCAACATATGACCTCGAACCATTCTGTATGTTCTTGTTTATTTCCGTTTGAATCTTCCCATTTTTCGGTTACCCCTACTGAGAACTTGGTCACTTGGCTATCACCATCAAAGTGCTTGGTTTCTGGATCCTTCCCCAGGTATCCGATTAGTATCTGTTGATTGTTCATGATATATTAATTGACATTTGGTTTGCTGACGATGTCGTAGATCTCTTTGGTGATCTGTATGTCGTATAAGGCGTCATGAAGTTTGTCTTCATCAGGCTTGTTTCCAGTGATGGCTTCATAGACGGTCATTAACTTGAAGTTTGGAAGAGTGGATCTTTTATCCTTGAGATATTCCAGGGCTAAGACCATTACATCGATCGCTCCGGACCAGAAGTAACTACCAAAATACTTGTCCCCGTTCTGTACAAAGAATGCTCTGAAAAATGGGTTGTCAAAATGAGCGTTGTTGTACCCCACTAAGAATAACTTATCCTTCTTGTCGTACTTATTAACATGCCGGTTAAGGCGAGTAACTAACTGGTAGTATACGCTCTTCATATCTTCGTATGATTCCAGATCTTCACGAGATACATCTGCTATTTTCAGGGCTTCATCTTCGATGATGGCCTTGCTGAATGGCTTGACCTTATAATTGAATTCTTCTTTTTTGATGCCATCAATTTCAATGCAACCACTTATCTGATGAATGCCATTTTTCCAATATCTCACACCAGTTGTCTCGAGGTCGAAAAAGAATAGTTTGCTCATTGTTACTCTTGATTTAAAACATCACGGTTCTCTTCGATATACACGAGTAGACCAGATCTGAATGAATCATTATTATTCCTACGTCTGATCTGATCTTCTAACCAAAACAGATAAGAGGCAGGTACATCCTCGAGTGCGACATCTTTATGCTTACCCCATGGCATTGTCGTCTCATCCGTTAGTCTCTTGAAAGATTTTAGTTTTTGTTTCACTTGATTAATTAAGTGATTAAATCCTCGACAGTCTCTGATACATTTTCCTGAGCTCCATTCCATTTTGATGTAATGATCAACTCGACTGCCATGTATGAAAAATCGTATGTGTTTATTAGTCAATACAATCACATCCAAGCCTAAATCTTCAAGGCAATGAACTGCTCTATTTAGTTTAGGCTCTGGATGTGACTGGTCTATCATGTAGCAAACTCTACCGGTAATGGGCTTACGTAAGCAAACTTGGGAAGGTCCATATCTACTATTCCACAATGTCCAATCTCGGCAAAGGCGTCATGACCTCGATAAACACCTGAATCAAGGCAGTTTTGCAATACGTCAATGCCTCTTCTGTATAGCGATTTCCCAAGTTCAATGGCTACAGGGTTTAATCTAATGGCTGCAACATTAAAAGGAGCTACGGTCTGACACATTATAAAAATCGTTGTGGAAAAATCCCTACCAGTTACGTGGCTAACTACCTCCTGGTAACATGCCTCTTTCACATGGTATTGATGCTGTACAACTTGATTCATGAATAGACGCAAGGAAGGCTTAGATGTGCTCTTGATCGACAAGACAGCATTTATGCCAATGTTCTCTTCAAACAGTAATGCATCGGGCCTTACCCTATGAGGCAATCCGAGATAGTCTTCAGCATAAAAGCTGATTTCACGCTTGCTATGTTTGATGATTTTCTTCAAAAAACCATTACTATAATTGTCCCACCGCTTTTTAATAATATCTATAATGAGCTTATTCTTCTCATCGACTATTGCAATTCCACAATGAGCTTCCAACGCCTTGATATACTTCTGCTTTTCCTTGAATTGAACAGGACTGTGTATTCCACAGGCATCACCAACGGCCTTGTAAACCTCTCTTATCTGATCATCAGAATCGAATGACTCTTTTATGATATGATCAAACCATTTTAAAGTAGCTTCAACACCAGTTTTACTATTTGCAGCGAGAACTTCGCCATCGAATAATGAAGGCTTAACAGTAACTCTTTTCCATTTAGTGGGCTCCAGTATAGCCTCATGAATAAACGTTCCAAGGACAAAGGGTTTTCTGTTTCTGAATTCCTCTAACTCATCTTTATCGCCTTCCTCTACGTCATATAGAAGATCAATCTCGGTTTCCATAGACGCTTTAGCGAAGTTTCCAGAGCTATAGTAGTTACTTGCACCCAAATACTTTTCAAAGCTATCATGGACAGCACGGCCATTAACGTTAATATCCTTAGTGTAAATGTGCTTGGATGGAAATCCGTTTTCTTCGATGTGTTTAGAAATCAAAGATAGATCTGGATAATCATCCAGATTCTTAGCATACTGGTCATCAATGAGCCGCCCCTGGTTGAAAACACCAGGGACTTGCTCCAATAATTGTTCTGTAGTAAGAAGAGTCATACTAAGCTGCTTTTTCTAAGTTCACAACCCTGTATTCCTTCATCTTCTTAGGTTGAGAGAAGATGCACTCTACATATACCGGACTATCCACAGGAATGCTCTTGAACTTCTCTATGAACTGTATGGTGTTGCAACCAAATGTTCCTTCTGTAGTATCAATAAGCGCTGTAGGTTTCTGTATAGGCTCATTGTTGTCGTCGGTACTATTGAACATTGTCCAACCAATGAATATGCCTTGGAGTTTATCACCTTTACTGGCATTCCAATATCTGGCACCATGAATTTCAACACCTTCATCAGGACTCAATGATGATACCATTTCTAATTTTCTCTTTCTCTCTGTAACCTCTTCTTTAGTGAGAGATCTTGGTTTAGCCGTAAATGGCGTAAGCTCGCCATGTTGATCAGAAATAACTTCTGCTTCCGAAATTTCGGTAGTTTGTTCTTGTAACATAATAACTGTAATTAAAATGTGTGTGAATACACCAGTGGAGCGAAAGAGAAAAAAGGAGCCCTAAAGCTCCCTTTACAGTTATTCTGTCCAAAGACTTACGTCCTAAAACAAAAAATGCACTGTACTCTAAAGAGCAAGTGCGTTAAAATTATCGTTACTCAAATATATATCAATTATTACATATAAAAAAGCAGTGGGTGCGAATCTTTACTCGGCACCCACTACAACTGTTAAAACCAACCTGAGAATGATAATAGAACTAGTCTTATATGTCTTTGATTAAGGTTTAATCCTATAGCTTGATTTAACGCCATCAAACCTCAAACCATGTTCACTTATATTGTTCTGCATCTCTAAATATTCTGCAATAGAAATTTGCAATCCTGAAGCCATCAGATGTATATAAGCGGAATAGGTTATTTCGCCTCGATCATATTTTTTCTGAATATCCAATACTGTTTTCAATTGTTTCTTAGTGGCTCTTATGGTAATGACTTTTGCCCGAGCTTCTCTTACTGGATCATCTTTTCTGTTTTCTCTTGCCTCAAGAACTTTATCAGCAACACTGAATATATCCGTCCATCCTTGTGCTGGCAATGGCTGTAATTCAGGAATTGGATCATTCTGAGCTTGAAGCAGTGATGATAACAACATGACTGTTACCAGAAGAAGAAACCGAAACATCCCTTTGATTCTTTAAGTGGTGATTGAATTGGATCTTTTAGGACTATCTCAAGATCAAGTTGACCGAGATCCTTGAATGATTTGAAATCATCATTGAAAAAGTCAATCGAAACGAGTCCATATCCTGTTAGTGCATCCCAACCTTCTATTTCTGTCAAGTCTACTGAATAGACTTTTAACATATTAGCGTACTCTGTGATGGTCGGTCTCCTGTCGTAAATGGCTTTGTGCTTTTGGATCAGTAATCCACCACAACCGGCAGAAAGTGGGCCGGCAAAGCTTGTCCCTTCAATTCGAGGATGTTTCCCTTGATGATCTGTTGATACTACATTTTTACCAAACGAAACGAACATCAATGTTTCTCCAAAATTTTGAAAATCTGTAGGAGCTTTTTCGTAATCAATGGCACCAATTCCTATAGCTTCAGGTCTGTTCGCAGGAAAAGACACATCTCGGTTACTATTACCAACAGCTACATGTACTGGCACATCTAATTCCACGGCTCTAATGAGAGCATCCACTACATCCTTGTGATAATTTATTCCGTTCTGACCACTTGCAATACTTATGATATCGCATCCAGAATCTAAGCATCTATGAATGGCTTGTCCTAAGTATTCCAAGGTTCCTCCTTTGTATCCTAGGTATTTACATACAACATAGTCGGCATTGGGCAGTACTCCAGTAAAAGGCTTCCCTTGCATCGCCATAATGCCCATATGCAGATTACCATGGCCTGTATGCGTCGAGGTATCCATGCCATAACCAAATGAATGAATCTCTTTTGGATCTGGGAGGTTGTCTACTGGAGTGTAGCCATCATCGATAATTCCAATAGTGATCCCCTCCCCTCGATATCCTTTTTGATGAGCATCTGGAATTTGTAGCAAATGCGCACTGCCATCATAAGTTTGTCCAAGACTGAACACATTTATGTTGTCCTCCTGAAGGATATTAAAATTAGGTATGAAGATTGGATCAGTACTGCTCATTGAGGATTTCTTTAATCAATAGAGGTTCTGGATCTGTTAGCAAGCCATGCTTGTAAATCTCGAGATGCACATGGTTGATCATTTCTCCCCCATGGTACTTCGAGATATCTTGAGCCTTACCAATAATTTTCTTTCCATAAATACGGTCTCCAACTTTTACCGATGGAGAAACATACATCACTCGAACTCTGTAGATGTCATTAGTGATTTCTACATACTTGAACTTTGCCGTTCTGCTGTAAACTCGTCCAACTTTACTTACGATGCCGTCTATTGGATTAAAAATTAGTTCTCCGACGTTAGACCTTATATCAAGTCCTTTATGAAGCCTGCTGCCACGCTTAGCTCCATAATGGCCATATCCGGTTCTGTCATTTCCCCGGAGAACTAATTTCGCTGTAGGACTCCTCATCCTAAGCCGCCTCTTTCATTAACGACTGGACAGTTTTCTTGAAGTCATTGCTGTAAGCGTTGACGCCTTTGTCGAGCTGCTTACTATGAGCAATAAGTGTGGCCCCCGCCTTGGTGACAAACCTGGACTTAAACAATGCGACTATCAGGAGTCCGACGTCAATTATTCCTACTACATAAGTCCAAACAATATCCAAGTTTTCTTGAGCTAATCCCAACAGATCTACCAAGAACTCTAATGGCTGTCCTACAAAAGGAATATCACCTATTGCTATAAACGCTCCGACACTTGTGATGACAATTAGAACTTGATTGATCAAGGCATTGACTTTTTCCTTCTCCACACTGTAGGTTTCGATACCCTGATTATAGGATCTTAGTACCAAGACAAGTGCTATTACCAGGGGCGCAACTACAAATGCGGCGAAATAGAAACCGCAAAAAATCCAGGCTATAGGAATGATCGCGAGTAAATAAAGGGGATTGAATAATCTCATGATTGTTAAATTTTGATTTTTAGAAAAAACATGTGTAGCATCCTCTCTCGCTCATCTCTCTATTGATCTGAACGAAAAGTCTCTGCTTTGAATCATATGTATATGTTGGATTAGGCTCCCAATCAGTAAGATCAAGAGCTTCTGAAATCTGTATGAGTTGCTGCAGATTGAAGTTCCACCCCGAACATCCCTTCATCATTTCACAAAGGGCATCAAAAGTTATGGATGGACACTCCACCGCAACAGGTTCATCATCAGACTCATCGGAGCCCGTATCTATCTCCAAAATGGGATATACTTCTTGCAACCTTTCAATGTCGGACACATGCAGTTGCCAATTGTTGACTTCGCAATTTTGACCACTTACAGGATTCTTGAGCCACGAACAAGGTTGCTCATAATGCATGATAGAGTTGACATACAACACATCAGACGCATCAACCGTGTGCGTAGTGTGCTGGTCTAATATGTTATGGTCTATTTGATCTTTGCTCCAGTTATTAGGTGGCCCACCAACATCATCATATACCGCCTGTTCGTCATAACCATCTCGATCTGTACGTGATGGGCTTTGGTGCTCATGCAAAAAATTGAGAGCATGAAGAAACTCATGATAAACGGTTCCCCCATCTCTTGATCTAAAACCCAAGTTCATTGTGTTTCTCCCTCTGATCCGACTATTATCCGTTCCGACATAAGAATAAGCGCCCTGCCTTGGGTCGAACGTCACTCTGATATATGCACTCTGATCATTGGGCTCAACTATCAACAGCTTAAGACCTATAAGGCTATCTAGGAGCTCCACATGAGGAGTCGTATAATCGATATCACTCTGATCACCAAAGAAGCTCACAGTAAGTGTATCTCCATTTTGATGATACTTACCCTTGCTGTTTACCCAATAAGGCTCTATATCATCAACTGAAGGCGTAAAGCAAAACCTAATCGGATCAGCCGTCTGCGTATTACAATTATAATTGATTACGATTAACAAGACTGCTATTGCAGACAGTATAATCTTTGAAAATTCTGATTTCATTTGTATTGATTTAATGAGTTATTTTTTTTCATAGATTTTAGTTTATCTTTTTCATGATTGTCATCTCAAGCTCCTGTATCGCCTCGGTATACTTATCCATCGCCTCTAACATTTGAGTTTGGTGACTTGTGTAGCAGTCCAGCATTCTACTCTCCAGTTCAGTTATACGCTGATTCAAGGCGATCTTATCTGCTTTGTCATCCCTTAGTCTTTTGCTATTGAAATGATATTGCCCGATCACTATGCCAATCATCATCACGTATGGCAAGCCTTGATTCTTGATCATAGACCACACGTCGGTTATAGCCATTTTCTTAATTTCCTCTATCACCTATTCTGTTTTTAATGTAAATCCACCCATGAGCCATTGGCACAACCTCTAAATGTGTGAGTGCCAGAATTGTAATGAATCCTTCCATTCTGACAAACGGGAGTCCCCGTAGGCTCAAGCCTCAACCATCGTGTTATTGTCTCGTCATTGACCTCTATAGAATTGCCTACGACGACGTTACCTCCAAGAGCAATGCCTGGATTTGTTAAAAATGATCCTACTATTGGCACCCCCTTTGGTGCGAACTGTAGAGATGTATTCTGCTGTCGTATAAAAGGGGCTACGGGATGGGAGTTATTTACCGCCCATCGATCGAACTTAGATAGATCAATCGAGTGGGTAGGTCCTGCTGAGGATAGGGATAAATTTAGATTATTGCCCACCAAAGAAGCTATATCTAAATCTTGTAGCTCATTTGTAGCGCTGTTGTCCAAATCCCCTACATTTAAAGTAACTGAGTTACCCCCCGATATGCTTAATGTTCTATTTGTGCCTGACGAAGTTACGCTTAAGGTTTGGTCGTCGCTTGCTGGGTCGCCTGCTGGACCCATAGCACCTTCTGGCCCCGTAGCTCCTGTAGCTCCTGTAGCACCGTCATCACCTCTTATATTTCCTCTGAAAGTCCAAAAATTAGATGACGTTTTTCTATATACATCACCATTACCGACTGTAGATGACCTATTCAAATAAAAATCGCCTACGTTTCCTAAATTGCTTGCGGGGCTACCTACAGCTGTATGCCACACAGAACCGTCTAAACCAGATTCTCCTGTAGCGCCTGTAGCGCCTTGGTTCCCTTGCGGACCGATTGGTCCTGTGCTGCCTGTGTTTCCAGCAGCGCCTTGCTGCCCTTGGATACCCTGCTGACCTTGCTGACCTTGTGGTCCGATCGGTCCTGCTGGTCCTTCTGGACCTTCTGGTCCCATAGCACCTGTAGCACCTGTAGCACCTTGTGGCCCCTGAACTCCTTGAGCGCCCTCATCACCTTGCGGCCCTTGCAGAGCAACAATCTCTACCCAATTCGCTGGATCAGCAATAGGCGGTGTTGCGCTGGAATGATTGGTCGTTGCTTTTAAGAGAAAAGGTGCTAATACATTTTGAGCATTGATTGAGAATACATAGTCATTAGGCTCATAGGTCTGCCCTGCTGCCCAATCCCCCTTATTCGTGAACCCTGCTCCCTCGTCACCGCTTGGCCCGACTGGCCCGATCAATCCTTGTATCCCTTGTATGCCCTGTGGCCCAATATCGCCTTGTGGCCCCACAGGCCCGATAGGCCCGACTGGCCCGATAGAACCTTGATTGCCTTGATCCCCTTTGACGCCTTGGTTTCCCTGCTGCCCTTGTGGCCCCACAGGCCCGATAGGCCCGATAGGCCCGATAGGCCCAACAGGCCCGATAGGCCCGACTGGCCCGACAACGGTGCTTACCTCGACCTCTATAGTCTTATCAACAGGCAAGCCGTTTACAGTCGCTTGCCCATTTGCGCTCAAGGCGAATATCATTAAGATGTATGCTAATAAATTCTTCATTTACCATTGTTTTAGTGACGTTGTTAAGAATTGCATTTTGAAATACCTATTCCAACCCGTTGGCGAGGTTAGATCACCTTGGCTGCCATTTTGGATATGTGCCACATTACTATCATCCTCATTGAAGTATTGTAAACTTTTTGTATCGGAATCTGAGCTAAATGCTATATATGTATCGGTCTTTATTGTTGGGTCTTTAACTATGTAGTGTAAAATGGATTTGCCTAAGTTGCCAGCAGGGATATCAAAATTCAATACTGGCGAGTATACACTTTCAAGAACATCACTCATGTATAGTGTACCAACCGCTGGCACAGTTGCCCCTGTACTTGGGTCATTATTATTGAACACCTCCAAACTAAATGCCACTAAGTATCTATCTGATTCAGGTATGTGTGTCTTATTTGCTATGTTCCAAGTGAAGTTTATCGATGCACTTGTAACGGCATCAAATGGATAAGGTGGTGTGTCGTTTGCTGATGCCACCATGTTGGCGGCTATAGCATCTCGCTCGTCCTGAGTTATCAAAATAACATCATTCTGAGACGCTGCTTGGTAGGCAGCCAAAGACGTTGTTAAATTGTCCTCATAAACATGACCAATACTCAAGGGGTTAAACATGAATTGCGCTTGAGCACTCCAAACACAAACAAGGAAAAATGCAATTGCGGCCAATCTCATTATCTCAGGTTTATTGTACATGATAGACCAGTTAAAGTGCCTGTAGTGTTGGATACTTCTAAATGGAAACTTGTCTCGCTTCCTACCACTGGCGCAACTCCATTTACAGCATATACTTGTGACGATGTGCCTTGTGCCGTGATTGATGAGATCAGAACCTCTGCATCATTAGTGTGTTGATAGATGTCAATATCAACATCCCCTGCTCCTGAATACCCATCGCAATAAATAGTGCTCGGTTTTAAACTATAAGACGAAATCCCTGCGGTCATTAATCCGTACAGCCCATCACTTACATCTGTATTCATGTCAGCTATCACCATCCCTATTTCAGCACCTTGATTGATGGTTGTTTCGGGTATAGCATCGTCTACATTGTACGTCCATACGCCACCATTATTGGTACTCCCGTCACTGTCGTAATTTTGAGCGCCTACCGCTATTATTGACATATCAGCGTTGCCAGTAACACCAAACCCAAATCTTATATTTGTTGTGGCATCAGAGTCTATAGCGTCCCCACGTTGCACCCACTGAGCGCCGTCCCAATCGAGGACATAAAAAGCCCCTTCGTCTATTGACTCGCCATCCCATAAATAAGACGCCCCTACCATAGTGTTTCCATCCGCAGACAAGTCTATAGATATTCCGAAACCGTCGGCGGCTCCCGTATCATCTGGCACTACTACCTCTGGTCTCTCTACCCACTGCGTACCATCCCAATCAAAAGCGAAAACTCCTCCTGTGTTACTCGCCGTGTTATCGTAGTTATACCCTCCTACTAAAGCTACTGAACCATCTCCGCTTATAGCCACCGCCCTGCCGAAATAATCATTTACACCATCTACAGATACTTCAGTCGGTCCTACTATTTCTACCCATTGGGTTCCGTCAAATTCGTAAGTGTAAAACGCACCTGTATTCCCTGCGGAACCATCCCAGAACTGCGCCCCTATAAGCATGATATTACCGTCGCTACTTAGGGACAAATCGGAACCAAATCTATCTGCCGCCCCCGCATCAGAAGGGCTGTCAATTCTTGTTTCAGTATAACTTACTCCGTCCCAATCGAAAATATACGCCGCCCCTGAATTGTTACCTCCTGTTCCACCATCCCAGTTATACGATCCTGCCGCTATACGAGAACCGTCGTAATTTACAGTCACCCCTATGCCGAATAAATCAGAGTTCCCTCGATCAGAAGGCTGTATATCATTCCTAAATACCCAATCATTGTCAACCCAATCAAAAATATAAACCCTACCTCTGTTAGTTCCTGTGAAGTCATTGCCATAGGCACCTACAACTAACACGGAACCATCGCCACTAAGGGCAACAGCCGATCCAAAATAATCTGCACCGCCTCTATCTATGGGGTCTGTAAATACGTCTACCAACAGCTCGGGCAAACTTAGAGTGTCTTCATTTCCTCCCACTTCTGACGGGTCAACCTCAATGACATTGCCATCTACATCAACAGCTAAAAATGCTGACTCAGCACCAGTTACCGATAGAGCGCCATAATCCTGAAATTTAACAGACCCTACAACGTCCAAATTAGCTTGTGGGTCAATCGCACCTATCCCTATATTGCCGTTATGCCTTATTACAAAATCTTCATCTCCTACTTCAAATAGAGGCACAGCATTGCTTGCCGATTTGCTGACCTGAAAGGCGAAGCCATTAGGGTCTTCTAATAACATGTGCTCTATCGAATGAAAAGACCCGTCAATCAAGACCCCTGCAAAGTTCTGCCTAACAAAAGACGGCGCAAAACCCACAGCCCCGAATCTCATGCTTATCGTTCTCATTGTTCCGTTTACATCGAGCTTGTATTGTGGATCACTATTATCTATACCTACATTTCCTCCACTAACTTGGTAGTATATTTTATCGCCATTCCGAGACCAAAGACCTATCCCGTCTGCACCCACAAATCCGTCAGGTATCACTTCCACTATATTGCCGTCTGCGTCGAAACCAGCCAATGAAGTTTCTTCTCCTGTGTTGGCCCCTACCCCGTAACTCTTAAGCCTTGCGGTTCCTGTCTCTAAATGTAAGTTAGCCGTAGGTGTATTAGTTCCTAAGCCTATAAATCCGTTATCTTCTATTCTTAAAGAATTTGAAGGCGCTTCGCTTTCTATCAGAAACGGGGTATTATTGGACGTTCCGCCAAAGTTTTGGAAATAGATGTTGTTGGCGTTATTTACAGCCAAAGACCAATCTTCACCTCCTGTAATATCTGTTAACCTCAGCTTGCTTGATGCGTCTGTTTTTATATGTAATTGGCTTAATGGATCATCTACTCCTATGCCCACTTTAGATAGCCTAAATATGTCTACGCCATCTTCACTCCAAAGATTATCGCCTATTGGTCCTTGTGGGCCTACTGTTCCTTGAACTCCCTGAACCCCTTGTTCCCCTTGTATTCCTTGTTCCCCTTGTATTCCTTGTTCCCCTTGTGGGCCTGTCAGATCACTCGTGGTGAATGAAGTTCCATCCGTAAAGTTGAGAGTCAAGGTTCCATTCCCGTTATCTACGGTTGACGCTATTCCATTCCCATCAACACCCTCTACAATATTCCCTTCTACAAATTTGACTAAATCGGCACTATCCTCCTGTTTGTTCAAAATGAATCCATCATTGCTCGGTATAGCCTCCAGTTCATAATTATCTTCAAGAGATTGCAGAGGCACATTAAGTTGATCGCCTAAGCTTGTACTTATGTCCAGCTCATTATTTGATTGATCAAATGATACACTATTGATTACATTGTCTGGCCCAACTATATCAGCCAAGTTAGCATCATACGAATTTTCCGATGTTGTCAGAGTAATTATTGTTCCATTTACCGACAATCCCGTTATGGGCTCAGAAAAATGATCCTGTATATCTGATAAATCAGCCGTCACAGTTTGCCCGTTTGTTAGCGTTCCAGTTATTTCATAAGTCACAGGATTAAAGCTTAACCCACTCAAGAAATTTACAATTGAAGACAGATCAACATTTCCTCCATCTTCTAAGAATAGCTTGTCACCGACTAAAGAAATAACTTGGTTGTCGGTGTTGTCTTTCAATACCGATAAATTGGCTGTAAACAAATCGAGAGGCGTCTCTGTCAATACCGATAATATATTTGTTTGATCATCAAATACAACCTCCCCTATATTTTGCTGTTGACTCGACGATATGGTTGTAGCTAAATCTACGGTCTTTGTTCCTCCATTTTCTAACGTTATCGATAGCTGTCCATTGGAATCGTTGGCAGAGAAATCAACAATCTGCTGTTCATCAGAATTATCTAAATAAGCACTAACATCTACGAATCCACCATCAGACAAGAATATCGTATCTCCCGAAATACTTATGGTTTGAGCACTCTCTGAATCTCTATGAAGTGGCCTATTTAAGCACGTCTTAATAGAATCAGAGAATTCTGAGCTGGAACTATAAATAGTCGACGACAACATTATATCGTGCTTGTCTCGGTTTTCATCAGTTATGAATATCTGCCCTGCATCATAACTAACATCGAGCAAAGGGAATCTTATGAATGTTGAATCTGATCCATCCACTAAGTATGCTCCATATCTATATTCATATGTGTCATCCGCAATTAATACATCATCATTAACGCATACTACCTCCTTTTGGCCGAAGAGCAGAATTGGCAATAGTAAGAGTGTTATAGTTGTTTTCATCCTATTGAATATCTAGGTTTGATAGGCCACCTCCTAAACCAATAGATGGTGGCCTTGCTGAAAATCGTCGATCTAAACTATACTCTTGTTGTAGCCTTTTCGCTGTCGTCATCTAGTGTTAAAACACTAATTGTACTCTGTCCTTTGTGAGAGAAAGTCAGGGCACCAGAATCATATGATGCCGACATCATAAGATTGTATTCGAAAGGCTGGATAGCTTTTCTAATACCATCTATTAGTGCATCAGGGTCTGAAACTGTTACTGGGGACTCTAACTCGAGAACTCCACCCTCACTATGCGTTACCGAAACGACACTTCTCGCTTGATCAATTGTCTCGCTTTCGAGTTTATCCTCACCAACAGGTAAGTCTAAGTCTTTAGGCTCTCTAACATAGTTTGTGATTAATGCTTTTGGATTAGCTCTTAATATTCCGAACATGATTATAAATTTTTAAAATGGTTATCTACTGACTCCCATAGATTGCCGTCAGGATGACTACATTTAGTCACGACTGTTACGAACCCATTGGGGTTTATTTTTCTTAGTGTATTGATCTCGATCACTTCACTGGGTGTTAATTCCTCATCCTCCTTCCCTTTCTTTCTAAAGTGTTCATACATGACTCTTTTCGTAGAAAAAGGACATTGACAAGAGGTGCACCCTTCTGATTTTGGAAGGACTCCATCTGGCGATACCATCCCATTGAAATTGCACCCTTCACAAACTTCAGCACGAGCATTTTCCCACTCTTCACTAATGATCTCTCCTCCCCTCTTTACATACTCATCACGCTGCGATATGATCCATGATATAATCGACATACTCTACTTTTAGAATACTGCAAAATCTGATAGCTCCTCCTCCTTTTCCTCGGTACAACAAGGACCTAAATTCTCAGTCTTGAGTCTTTTATAGTTCTTGAAACAATCCATATTCTCATTGTCTATGATCCAATTATGAACCATAGATCTAAGTGTTGACAGGAAAGAATCTTGTTGAACAATTCTGTCCTCATATTCATTTTTAGAAGCTTTCACAAAGTCCTCTTTTCGATGATATACGAGGCCCGTGGCTTTGATTGGTGTCCTAAGACCAGGGAGGTTAGATTTGATTACTGAATAAGCGATCAATTCATTCAATTTACCCTCGCACCAAAGCTTATTGAAGCAATCCTTTTCTTGCTTCCACTTGTTAGCGAATGTCCAATCTTCTGATATTTCAGGTTCCAAAGTAGTGTCCTTTGTAGCCACATAGATGATCCCTTGATATCTTACTTTTTGATCTTTTGTATATGGCTTAGAATCCCATGGCTCAATTGCACTATAATCCTCCAGTCCAGCTAAAAGATCCTGGTAAAATTCAAGACCTAAATAATCATTGAACAAGTTGTATTCGATGATATCTATATGCTTCAAATCAGCATGAGGAATATCCGTTTCCCCGCTATATATTTTTGCTTCGTAGCTGTTACTTATCGTCTTCCTCATTTGTCTTTTCTTTTTGTTCGGACATAACTATCTCGGACCGCATGGTCGCAGCGGTGCGAGGGAAGATCAATCTTGTATTATGAATTATAGGCTGATTTAGCGTTGTAGAAATTACTTTCTGTACATCGAGCAAGAAATTAGAGATCCGCTCTTGATAAGGGCGAATGACCTTGTAATCATACTTGAGTAACATGTTATGAAGCATGTTCCCTCCGAGTGAGCTCTTAATATCAGCTGCACCGGTTAACTGTCTATCTACACCATGTGCTGCATAAATTGCTTTCTGAGCCTTATCATGATGAGCCTTAAAGCTTTCTGTATCTCGGTTGACCTCTAAATCTTCGAAATCAAGTGACTCAATATTGGGTGGTGGAGAAATAACCACAAGAGACTTTGCCTCCGCTCCATCATTTGTAGAAAGCTTCTTAAGATCAACTGAGAATTGTTTCAATCCTTCTCTGTCTTTCTTTTTGCTTTCGGTTTTACTCTGTGATTTCTGCTTCGCAACTATTACTTTCTTGGCCACGAATTCGCTACCGGCTATCTTAGAGGACAAATCCGTCTGAGCAAAATTTACCCATTGAGATCTTAGGGTATGGACTGTATCCGGCATGCCGTAATGGCCATTTCCATTGTCCTTTAAATGGAAAATTGTTTCTCTGACATTAAGACGCTCACTGAATGCTGGATACTTCCTGATCAGCTTATAATTTCGACGATCTGAATCTTGTATAAAATCTGAGAAAGACTTACGACTTTCAAAACCAAATAGACTATTCTTAGAAACAAAAAATGTATCCGGGTCTTGAGAGTCCTTCTTCTTAATATAAGCAATGTGCTTAGGATCAATAATCTCGAAGAAATACTTAACAACACCATTTATATTAATCTCTCTGAGCTTGAGATAAGCATTGCCATATATTTTGTGATGTCTAACTAATTGACATGACAACTCAGAAATCATACAGAGGTCTACTCCTACGGACTCGAGAAGTTCACAGAATGTAGATTCATCCTCTTCTGATAAACTATAGTCTTTATCCTCCCTTCTCTTAAGACCTTTTTTGGCTTTTTTCTCCAAGGCGATATCTCCCTTGAATCCCATCGTTACGATATCATTGATACATGTGCCATGATCTTCAGATAACTCGGCCATGTCACCAAGGAGTTCTAAATAGGCATGAGATGAATATCCAAGTGTCCCTCTGCACGGGATTAACCCTAAGTCATCATACACCCCTGACTCATCAAGTACGCCTTGATAGCTCTCAGATATTGGTGGTTGTAGACTTAAGACACTCATTAATAGGTGCTAGTCAGGGTAAAATTTAGATGCTCGTCCTAATCCTTTTAGTCGAGCTATTTGTTCTTTGGTAGCTTCTTTTATTACTGTCTTCTTGCCATCAATCATGATGAAGCTATCTCCTCCTAATCCAACTGTGACGCCGTCAATCTTAGTTGTTGGCGCTGGCTTTTTGATCGCTGCTGCAGTCTTCTTCTTGTTAGACTTGCTCGCTTTCGCGTCAGCGGCAGCCTTGGCATCAGCAGCGGCTTTGGCATCAGTGGTATTACCTGTTTCACCTTGAACAGGAGGGTTTTGCTCCCCTCCTGTTAACTCGGTAGTTTCTTTATCAATCATGTCAATGTGTTATCCGAAAGGAACATTGGCGACGCCCACTGCACTTGGCAAGTAAGGAGCGAAGTTTTCGAACTTCCATGTTACAATGTTCGTACTTTCCGAATCTCCACCTAAAGAGTATGAATGATCGTCTTGCACTTGGTCGAATACCTGAATGAGCTCACCTGCCCTCTCATCGAGGCCGAGTATTAACTCATATCCGTTGCTGAGCTTGAGCCAGAAGACATGATCACAATAGTTTTGACTATCGAGAATAGCATTTCTGCTATCGTCATCTAATGTGCTCAAGTCCACGCTTAAGGAATTCGCATAGTATCCTTGATCCTGTGTGAACTGCCCTGAGACAGTTATTTTCTTGGCATTACCCGTGATCTTTTTCATGACTTCAGCAGCATTCATGACTATGTCTTGAATAACCCCATCTGTGACAGTCATGCCAGATAAATTTAGGTTAGCGGCACGCTGATAGGCCATATCTGATACTGAGACTTTCTTAAGACAGTTTGAAGGTCTTATGATGTTCTCAACAGTAGCAGAATCTGTATTTAAATTTGGCATATTATCTATTTTATAGAGTTATTACTTACCTGGTCCAGGCAGCTTTAGCATCAGCGGCAGCTTTAGCATCAGCGGCAGCTTTAGCAGAACCAGAAGGTGTCGGACTTGCTGAAGGCGCTGGAGCCGAAGAAGGAGCTGGTGGTGGTGTGAAGTAATTCACCATAGCCGTGATCAGATTAGGATCTGCTATTACAGTTTTGAATACTGTATGAGAAGCAGCAGCCCAAGCTGTTAAAGGCTTCCTGTTGTTGATATCCATGTTCTTCTGGAATATCATACCTGGAGCAATCTTTGTCTGGCCATATTTTACCGTAGGAGCGCCAGGAGTATTTTCATAATTAATACCCATTTGAATATTTCCAGCGACAGTAACTGCAAGAACATCTGTGTCTCCAGTGATGTACTCATCAAGACCAGATACATGAGATATAGGTAGAATTGGAATTCTTCCTCTGTAGTAAAGAACTCTCATTGGGAATTCTCCTCCTCCAAATTCTCTCCATTTCAATCTTCGATCGTTGGTAGCAGCAAGATCACTAATAGACTCTTCTTCTGCGATGAATGAGCTCATCCAAGAATCACTACAAATGATTATTGGCTGACCGAGCCCAGGCACGCCTAAAGCGCCACCTTGATTGCAGATAGTTCGAAGTGCTCGAGGTCCATTGCTAATCAATTCTCGTACCACTGACGAAGGTGAGCTTGAACCACTTCCTTCATAGCCGTTTGCCGTCCTTTTAGAAGAATCGTATGAAGTTACGTCAGACTCTGGCCTGTCCATCCAAGCATAACCATTCGCTTGAGCATAGTCAACAAGTAGCTGTACCCATCCTGCGGTTACATCTGTAGTCTTGTTGAATAAAATTCTCTCTTCGAGTATGGTGCTCTCATCGAACTCTATTCCATTGTTTTTATGAAATCCTCCTAAAGTAAGGTTGAACATGTGAGAAAGATGATTTGACTTAATGGCTTCTTTCAACCAAAGTGCTTCAATCTTAACTCCTTGAGCTGTCTTACCAAGCCTACCTTTTGGAGAAAATGTTCTTACATGATCCAGGTCCGAATCGATCAACTCATCATCACAATGTGTGATATAAGTGTATCCTTCGTCTGGAGATATTTCTCTCTTAGACTTAGTAACTAAGCCTGCTTCTTCATAAGCACATGTGACAAACTTCTGAAGCGTAAATGGAGATCCTTTGTATTGGTTGATTACGAACTTCCGTTTTGAGTTCAACTTCATGAACGCATAAGGCTTGAACCTCCCTTGCAAGAATGCAAAGTTATCTAGGTAGAAGCTTTCTAGATAGACATTAAGCTGCTTAGTATCTACTTGAAAACCTACTCCTCGTTGCCCTATAAATGGTACTGGTGTTACTCTTGATATACTCATGGTATCTTAATTTTTATCGTTTTCATTATCAATGATCTGTACTGGTGCAAAAGCGTTCACTCCTGAGATGAAGTCAGATTCACTCTGTGTGTGCCTTGGGAGATCGTTATTCTTATCTGTGATCGACTCATCACCTACTATATCTGCGATGTTCGTAGAGTTAGTGTTGATCATTTCTTCCAGATTGTCAAGTTTTGTATTCACTTCTTCAATGTCTTCAGTGAAGTCTTTTAACTGATCTCCACCTTCTCCATCACCACCTTCTTCTTTAGTAGAGTCTTTGATGGCCGTCACATCTGTAGTAAGATTGGTCACCTTCTCTTCAAGCCCGTTGAAAGACTCTTTCAAATCGTCTATCTGATCAGTTATTTGGCTATCAACGAAGCTGTCTAACGTTGGCATTTCAGATAGCTTTTGATCAAGCTCAGCATCTGTCATGTCTTTGGTAAATCCGAACTGAGAGAACTTTTCAGCCAGGGTAGATTTAATGGAATCGATTAAACTCATTTCTTATAATTTTGGATTCTTGAAATTCTTTGAATAGCATGTGATAGTGGACCTATTGAGTCAATTAGACCTCGGCTCTTGGCTTCGTCAGCATAGAACATTGAACCTTTGAGCGTTTCTTCTTGAAAAGACTTGGTACCACGTAGTTTTCTGTTTTGCCTCACGTTGCTTTTAAAAGCTTGCGCAGACTTTTTGACCATTTCTTTGTACGGCCCTTTGTCGCCGTCTTGATAGGCACGGAATTCTTTGTTCTTTTCGGGTGATTCGTCGGAATAGATGTCATCGTAATACTCTTTTAGATATTCCATCCACCACTTGTCAATGCTGATCATAGATCCTATGCTTCCAATCATTGACTGTGATCCTGCTGCTATAATCTCATCTGCTCCTAAAGAGGCGTTATATGCAGCACTCGCCATAAAGTGAGCATAGCTGACAATGGGTTTCTTGATATCGCTTAATGTGTTTTGAAGTAATTGACCCGCAGTGCTTTCGCCACCTCCACTATTGACTTCGAGGATGATGCCCATAACGGAAGCGTTGTTATCTAACATCCTCAGCGTATTAGATAGATCCTTCATGCCAGTATTGGACATTCCGCTTTCCACACGCATTACTCCAGATAAAGGGACTATGGCAATAGTCCCTTCTGGAAATTGCTCACTGGCTTTTTTGGATTTTACTGTTTTTGTAGATGAGCCTACGAGGTTAATATTTTGAGATTCATGTCTTTTCCCGGAAATACCTAAAGAAGAGTATGGTACACCCTCTGCAATTAACTTCAATTCATCTCTGAATTGAGCATATTGATTCAGGCCCCATACTTTATCAATATGAAGCATGTTGCCCATAGTAAAAATGCGCTCAACACTTGCGTTACCTACCTGAGGCTTTATCTCTGAATCTGTATTTGCCGTGTCAGACATGGTCGCAATATGAACCTATGTCATATTATTCGCACTACCTGTAAGAAGTCGCCGTGTCAAAATGACGCAAGAAGTGATGTCCAGACTTTAAGGATGAGGATTCCTTACCCACTTAGTTTTAGTTCATTATTTGTCGTCGTTTGGTGAGATTCTATCTACTCAGTCCAGATTTTGAGGCAACTCGTCGGACTACATCTTTCGAAACGCCTAATTCAATACCTATCTCACCGAATGAGCGGCCTTGAATTATTCTTGAAGGAATAAATATTTTCACTAGATCCTTTATCGATAGATATGACAGTGCATGAAGGACATGCAATGGAATATCCTTTATATCATCAATTTCAGATTGATTGATGAAGTTATAATGATTAATGATGGCTTTCTCCTTGGCTATATCCATTTCTGGTCTATGGCTATTTTCATTAGTTGATAAGCTCGATCAGCTGTATAGAAGCAAGATCCGCAATTGCCGAATAACCCGTACTTTAATATACAGCTTTTAATGTATACGTAATCCCCTTTTTCACAGGCCGTTAATAGTTCATTTCTAATATCATGAGGCAATTCTTTGAACTTGTTTTCTGATGTCATGGCTAAGGATTTACCCATTCTGTATAGATCAATTGTTCTGGGTTATTGTAGTGAATTGCTAACCTGAATTCAGGATTGTTTCCTATAGGTCCACTGGCCTTATTGTACGTCTCACCAAGTGGGCTCTCATCATTTCGATAGATAATTCTGACTTCTTCAGGTTGCTTAGTCAACACGAGGTTGTCTAAAACCGGTATAAAAGCTCCTCCATCTCTAAATGATGCTCTTCTAATCTCAAGACCACCATCAACGATAGGTTCATCTCGTGAAAAGATCAGAGGTATTTCAACTTCAGGAAGGGGTTCAGGTAATGAGTAGGAGCATCCATTAATGAATGTAATCTCCAGTGTTTGTAATATGAAGTTGTTGAAAATAGTCTCATCAAATTCATAGATCGCCTCACCATACAATGTGACTGGGTCAATGTTATAAGGAACTGGTGCTCCTGAATTGATTCTAACCGTTGCTTGCAAAGAGGCTATATCGGCTGGGAAAACGCTATTGTTCAAATTTATCCTTCTTCCTCCAAGCTTATTGGGTACACTGAATATCTCCTCTAATTCAGGTACCGGAAGGTTTCCGCATGGGTCAATGGTTCGTATAATCGTTTTTGATCCGCATTGGACACCATTGATCGGTGCATAATTAAATGTTACCCTTATGTCGAATGACCGTGAAGGATTGGGAAAAGATCTAACATCGTTGTTGATAAACACTACCTGCCATGGATTCGGATTTATTCCATTAGGATCATCTTGAGTTATTCTCCATTGATATTCAATATTGGCTAACGGAAAGTCATTGGTTCCACCTGGTTCCAGAATTACATTTCCATCTAAATATGAGATGATTACTTTGGGTTTGTTATTGCTGCATAACGGCGTATTCGGTCCGCTTTGGGCTATCGATTGATTCTGAATGAAATCTGACGTCTCTATAGGAACCGTGAGTGACAATAAGCCCTGATGGGTAACATGATCATATCGAACATCATCAATAAAGCCAGTAATGTATTCATCCTGATATTGTATATCGATCTGATGATTGATATTCCAAATATATCTATCACTTGGATTCATGTAAAAGTTAAATTGAATTGCCTGTGATAGGAGAGAAGCCAGGGCTTTTCTCTGTAGGTATTTGTTCCAAAAGTCATTAATATGATTGCCATACACTAGGACCTCTGAAGTATTATGCTCCAGTAAGTTGAAATTTTCATTGCTGATGTCCTGATAAAATATTGGTACAAATTCAAGCAGTTGATCGTACCATCTGATCTTACAGATGCCAAGTGGATTGCCTTCATCGTCCAAATACTCTTGTCTTCTCGGTGGAGTGGCTAATGAAATCCTAAATCCAACATCAAATGAGAGATCGCTACCAGACACACTATAGTTATCCATTAGCGCCGGAAGATGTATTGGTAGATTATCTGAAACATCTTTGACCTCGATCATGATCGTTGGCTCAAATAGAGGATTTCGAAAATCATTGGTAGAGTCCTCATACTTTCTGCCCAAGTTGATCAGCTTGTCAAACGGGTTCGCATCGTCGTATTTGTCAAATGACTTTATGTAGGCGTCTGATGGGTTCTTGAATCCATAGATGATTTCCCGTGATTGGTTTCTATCCGGAGTACTCATTTTTTTAGAGTAGCACATTATGGCTTCAGTCAAGTCTACCTTTGGGTTTTCTTTCAGATGGCCGTTAACCGCTTCAGTAAATACATCAACGTCATATGATACATCCAAGGATAGTACCTGAGTGTTGTAATCAATGGTCAAGAATCCTTGAAACAAGTGCTCCATTCCTTTGATCTTGTTGTACAAGGTAAGATCAGGACTGATGGCTTCAGCAACTAATAGAAATTGATTCTCAATGTATCTAAGTCTTCTGGGTTCATTGTAGAATTTGAGATTGTTGATGATTAGTTCGTCTGGACCGTCAATGACTATGTATGCTGATCTGAAGAAGCTTTTAGGTTGGCTCGTTAACTGGCCGCTGATCGTACCAGTCAATTGATTTTCGTCATTTTCAAGAAACTCTAAATCATAAACCCTCTCACCTACTCCATCGGCGAATTCATTTGCGCTAAATATTTTGATGGAAATCTCGCCTTCTCTAGGAATGTTGGATATATCTATATCGAACTCAAGGAACAACTCTTGACTCAAATTCGGAGGAGGGCTATAAACGGATGTGCTAGATGCATTATGTATAGGGGTGTAATCATTACCATTATCAAAAACCTCTGGAATATCGATCCTTTCAGCTGGTGCACCACGTTGTATAATGGACTCCCCTAATGTAACTGGCCCTTCGAGCTGAGCAAAGAATTTAAACTCGTCGAGATTATCTCCTCCATTCCCTCCATATGTTGAGTCTGATAAATAGCACCAAACTTTTCTGAAGAACTGAGTCTCGAGTATAGGAGACTTGAACTGCCACCCAAATTCGGCAAGTCCCTTTCTGATCAAATGAAGTGGAGAAAACCATGGTCTGAGATCTTCTACAATGAATCGGTCACGGTCATAAGCACGGCCATACCAAGCAAATTTGTAGATATAACCTGGGTCTCCATCTTCGTAGATATAGTCGTCAAATTGAGCCTCAATATTTTCTCTTGAGTAGGTGAAGAAACCGAATATAAGTTTGTTCAGGAATGTCTCTGAAGCGAGCACTAACGGATTATTCTCCCTATCTGTAAGTACTATCGTAAAGGTAGATTCCTCATCATTTTTGTCATCGACATAAAGCCCATCATAAGGTTGAACCTCTCCATTTATAATTGCTCTGATCAACAGGGTGTCGAAGGATTGACCAGCGACATGAGCATCTATCAGAGGAGACAGTATCAACTTATTGACCGGGTCATTGCTATCAAGATCTATCTCATTAGCTGCACTAACATTGTTCTGGTTGTCCTCATCTAAGGAGATGTTCGTTTCAATCGTCTCGTAGCTAATATCTGCTGGTAATGACAAGAATACCTTACCATTGATCTTCAGATGATCTGGAATATCATAATTGAGAACTTCTATTGAAAACTTACTCATAACTATTCAGTCCAAAGAATCCAGTTATTGAAATATCCCTCAGTCCCCGGTTCGTGCGATTCAATAACGAGTTGTTGTTGATCACGAATGGAGCCATCAATTGCTTAGCTGAAGCACCTTGAGCAAAAGGAAAAAGTGCTCTATACTGACGAGCATTGTTAAACGCTCTGAAGAAATTCAAATTATGGTCGGTTACTAATGATCGATCTGATAACTCGACCTGCAGCCATGATCTGCTCAGCACTGTCCGGCTACCGTAGTTATTGAATAAGTCCTGTACCGAAACGGGGCAGTTACCGCCTCTGCATATTGTTGCTGCAGTCCTTTGAGTCTCCTCAGTGTAATTTTGATTGAAGGACATGACTGACCAAGAGCCTTTTGGCTCGAGGAAATAAACATCAAGCGTTTTTGCACAAGGTTTCACAACATTATAGATGATGGATCTCTCGCCTATTTTGATAACATACTTTTCAATCTCATCTGAAGATCTCTGTGTTCGTTCTTCCGCTACTGGAAACAACTGAGCAGGGCCACTAGGCATTAAACAGCTTTCACCGCTTCGGGAAACTACATCAACAGCTCCATCATTATAATGAAAAGTGATTGTACCACTCCAGGACCCATGAATACGGATCCAGTCATGGACATTATTATTTATATCTAGGTCTTCCTTGTCCGTTAGAACAATGACATCTGATTTGTGTGCGTCTTCATATGGGGTGAAATGAGCGTTGATTATAGTCTTAGGAGGACTGGAAGCTATTGATTCAGAAGAACTGATTGTATCGGTGTTAATAACTATCTCGCCATGTTTTATGACAATGTTCTTCGAGAAACTATTGTCAATGATTAAATCATAAGCCTTGTTAAGAGGAGGAATAACGGTACCGAGTGCACAACGTGCTATGAACTTTGCATTGATCTCGGCTTTGTCATCTATGGAGACCGGTCTGAACGATTTCAGCTTCTGAAGATCGACATCATTTTCTATAGCGATCTGATAGGTGGCTTTTCTAATCTCATTGTCTGGGCCGAGGTCATCTAATCCGATCTTATAGCACATGTCATCAGAGGCGTAGAATAATGCTGCTGATGGCTCTTGTATAGTCACTGCCATTTGTTAAATCTTTTGCCTACGTTTAAAATTATCTTCTCTGCGCTGTTCGCGGCTGGAGTCTGCGATTCCTTTGTTTGTGCCAGCATTGGCTCCTTCGAATACGCTCTGTGAGAGCTCAGGGGACATTTCCTTCATTCCATCCTGGACTGCCTGCTTCACCCCTGGAATCAAATCAGCTAAGCTACCCCTAACAGCTTGGGCTATCTCATTAGATCTCACGCTAACATTGATGATAGATGACAGCTGATTTCTATTATCAGCAAGTGCATTATTGACACCTGGAATAACAATTCCCTCCTTCGCAAATGATCGCCCATGGCCGCTATTGACACTGTTCAGAAAATCAGCCTTGCCAGAATAGATCTTTCCAGCCTGTTGTCGCAATGCTGTTCGATGTAAGGTGCTATCGATCCTATTGATGACATTGACAGCATTGAATTCATCAACGTCAGCAAACTCGCCATTCTCTACTTCTACAGGAACGCCATTGAGGAATGTTTTTATGCCGCCTCCTTCATGTGATGCGCCTCGGAAGAAATTAGATGAGTCCAATCTCCCCCCTCTTTCGAGAATGTATTTAGGTGTGAAATTGTTGACACCTTTCTTCCCTCTGCCATTGCTGATGACATGACCTTTAGCTCCGTTGCTATGTGTCAGAGTGCCATCTGGTTCTACTCTGATGCCCTCTTCTGCTTCAAATTGCTGTGCACTTATAATTGCTACTTGGGCTGCTGTAGACGCTGCAACTGGTATGGCCGCAGTCAGAGAGAGTGGAAAAGGTAAAGTAGTATTGGCCAGCGCTTGAGTAATCGCTAATGCACCGTTAATCAATGCTTCACGAATAGATAGCCTTTTTCTATCTTCAAATGCTTTACGCTGAATTTCTAAACGCCTCTGCTCAAGTTCAGCTTCTAATCTTTCTTGCTCTGCTGTATTCCCTTCAGCAGCTTCAATGCGTCTTGCGTATACATTTTCAAGAGCAGAAATTTCAGAATTCTCATTTTGATCAATTTGGTTTCGTCTAATATCGAATGCTGCCTGAAAACCAGACTGAACAGATGAGGTAACTGTATCGACTATCTCTCTACGTTTTTCCTGTTGTTCTTCAAAAAGCGCAGTTTGTTGTTCATCCCGGGCATTCTGAATAGCGTTACTGATTTCGGTTGCCCTTTCCATCTTCTCAAGAGTCTCATTATGAGCCTCTTCGACCTTCTGATTTTCGGTCTTTATCAAGTCGATGTTGCCTATAGTGCTAATCGGCGCTAATGTGTCTTGAGCCACTGCTCCATCAGCTGACCCTGTTCTATCGATTCTCCTTTGGATATCTCCCAGAGAAGACTCTAATGCATCTATATCTGCCTCAAGTCCAATTAACTCTTCGATTTTATCCTTGAGCGGATTATCTGCTGTCCTGTTTTCCTCTATCTCTTTTCTAAGGTCTGATGCTTCTTTCTTTAGGAAAGCGAGGGATCCCTGATTTAGTGAAAGTTCTTCCTTTCCTTTAGTTGTTTTGCCAAGTGCTGAATTAAGTTTCTCCTGAGTGGCAGTGATCTCCTTATTGAGCCTGATGTTTTCTTGGCTTCCAGGGATGGATGCTTCACGTTCTTCTCTTAGACTTTTTAATTGCTCTCTTAGAGATTTTACAGAACCTGCTACGATACTTTCATTTCCGCTTCCTACAGTTCCATCAGTAGAATCAGTGCTTCCTGGGTTGGTAGCTTTACCCTTTGAATTTAGTTTAATAGTATCACGTAGAGATTCTATGAACTTATCTGCTTTCTGTTTGGCCACTTCAGCTTCGTCTCCAGCTTCTCTGTACAATGTAATTAATGCATCGTCCAATGCAGATTGCCTAGATGCTTCAATTATTCTGTCGATTGCTTGAGAAGCGGATAGTCCATTATTAACGAACTCTTGAGCTTTTTGTGATAGAGTATCTATAGCCTCCTCCTCAGCTGCAGTAACTTTTCTAGTCTCAGTTGCAATTTGGCGAGCGCTTTTCTTACCAAACAAAAATTCATCAAATAATCCTTGATTAAAACCTGTCAGGTTCTGGAGCACAGTTTCTGCTCCTACTGCAATCAGTTTGACAACTTCGGATATAGGTCCATCTCCATCTTCTACTGATAGAATAAAACCTGACCAAGCATCCGATACATCCCCAATCTTAGATCTTAGAGAGTCTGCTGCTCTCTCAGATTCTTTTGATAGAGCAGTATTATCAATATACTCTTGATTTGCAAAACTGATGGAATCAGCAAGAGTATCATAGTTAGCGGCCAGCGCCCCTACAACTGTAAAGGCTCGCTTCTCATCAATATCTAATCTGGAGAGTATCTCCCTGAGGTTCTCTCCACTGTTCTTTGCCTCGTTAAGACCTTTAACGAATTTCACGAAGACTCCAGAAGCATCTCTTTGGAATTGTTCTGATAGCTGCTTCTCAGTAAGACCAGTCAATCTAAGTATGTCCTCCAAACCCTCCCCTGTTGTAATGGCCTGATCTATGACATTGAATGTGAGCTGTACTGCCGATCTAGTCTGTTCTGCTTCAGAACCTAAAGCAGACGTTGCCGCACCAATTGCCAAGAGACCTTGAGCGCTAGTATCGTAAACTGCAACACCCTTGGCAAGCTCTGTTGAATTCTTGAGTATCGCATTCTCTGTAGTAGCGAAGTTGTTTCCTAAAATAGTAATCACCGATCCAAGCCGATCAGCATTTTCCACGGAATCATCTGATACCTCAATGAATTTAGCAAAGTTTCTGGCTGACTCTTCACCTACAATATCTGAAGTGAGCTTCAACTGTTCAATGGTTTTAGAAAACTTAAGGATATTGCCGGAACCTCTAATGCCTAACTGCCCTGCGATCTCAGATGAGTCCAGTAATCCTTGTATAGATATGGCATCTAGTTCACCCCCAAGATCTCTAACATCAAGAGAAAACTTTTCAAGTTCACTACCTGCCAAGTCCGTGGTCTTGGAAACTGCAATTAACTGACTATCAAAATCTAATACAGTCCGTGCGGAAGACTGCAACAGTCTGGCGCCAATAGCCAAAGCACCACCTACACCCAACACTGATAGGAACTGCTTTCCGAATCCCTGAAGTGATCCCAGGTAGTTACCAACATTGCGTTGATTCTGGCCTACAGTGCTGTCTATTTGTTTTAACCTGGTATCGAGTCTCTGTGTGGTCGTCAGCAACTCTTTAGCTTCCTTGGTGCCTTGTCTTCCTGCTGCTGCAAGATCCTTGTATCTCTGTCGGGTTACTAATAATCTCTTGGAGAGTTGATCATATGCCCCAGTCGCTGTCTTGCCTGCTGCTAAAGTTTCATTCTTGAAGTTTCTAACCTCATTTCTATTGACCTGCTGGAGGGCTTTGACTGTCCCCAACTGCTTTATCAGTTTGTTATAAGGAGGTGTGCCAGTATCAGCTTTGTCAATCTCTGTGTTGAGTAGCTTTACTGCTTGCTTGAGCTGGCCCGTTGTCTTGATGGCAACGTCAGTCCCATTGATCTGTATAGTACGTGTAATAATTTCTGCCATTCTAACGGGGTTGTTAGAACGACGATCTTCAGCGATTCAAATATATGATAAATACTTTACATATGATATGATGATCGCACCTGGGCAACTACTCAAATAATTTAATGAGAAAATATGCGATGGTGATAACGACTGCCCAGAGCAGTACTTCTTTAAGCCGGTCTTCTGGATCTTGATTGTATCTCATTAGAATGGAGTCCTACGAAGTAAGGCTTCACGTATAATATCAAACCTCACTTCTTCATCAACCTTCAAGATGAGCCGCAATGCTTTTAAAGAAGCAGTTCGAACCGCCTCGCTATGGGTGTCCTTGTATGATTCGATTATGCAGTCATTTATGCAAGACTCTATCCATTCGTCCTCTGTGTTCTGATCGTCAAAGACTATATGGCCGTAGCCTCCAGTACTGCCACCATCTGTATTGTATAAAGCGTTAATCGCTTCTACTGCTTCCTCGTGATATTTTTTAACTGCTTCCATTGGTAATGATTTAGAATCCATAGTCTGGTTTTCCTGAGTGACGTTCAAGATCTAATCTAAGTTTTTCTTTTTCATCTTCTGTCAAAGGATTGCTCCATACCGATCCCTCAATCCTTCCCGCCTCAATCATGGCGTCGGCTATTTTATACGCCTTGTTACTTAAGTCATAATCTTCACAAGAATACTCTATCGATATAAGCCCCTGCATAGCCTTGCCAGCAAAGTAATCTCTTAAACTTATTTGATCCATGTATTTAGTTTCTCAACACTCGCACACGTTATAATGTGGATAATTACGATCCCTATGTGTATAATCCTAATGCTAACTTTTCGAATTCCTTAATGACAACTCTCCATTATACATGGCATTAAAAGCCCTAATACGTCTACCTTCGTCGAAGCCACATCCAAACTCCTGAAATCCTTCAGGAGAAACAATTCCATTTATATCATAATACTTATCTCCAATTCTGGTAATGATATGGTTGTAATTGTAATATGCCTTTGCTTGTGGACAAACTGTTTTAAGAATACAGAAAAGATTCATGCATGATCCCTCCATGAATATGTCTTTCATCAAGGAGTGGCTACTCTTTATCTCCTTGATTAGAGACTCAATCTGAGAAGAATTTAGCATTTGTCGTGATTTTTTCTCATTAAATGGACATTTTCTTATTGTAATATCTCCTAATCCACAAAATCAGCAAACGCCTCATCAAGGATTTGCTCTATGTAATCATCTAAATCAAAGTTGTTGTCAAGCAAGGTTTCTGCATACTCAGTACCGATAGGTATCCAGCCAGTCCTCACACCTGTCTTACTGAATCGCTTTGATCCTTCAGTAGGCATGCCTTCCCTTTTGTGAGCTCTCATCATTAAGAATATGAATTGGTTGATCTGCTCATCACTCTTACCTGGGTGCTTTCTTCTGGCCCAATCTACTATATCACTGAATGAATAGTTTATTTCATTAGGCGTGAGCCCAGTGGATAACCCTAATCCATAATCAAGGCTCTTGAAATGCACTGTTACTCCTCCTGGTCTTGTTAAGATCTGGAACTTTAGGCTTCTCTCGAGTCTTCCTGTATCCTTGTGACCTTGCTCCTCAAGTGTTAGCTTGTCTCTCTGAACTATCTCTTTGGATATTGCTGAGAGGTGATTTATGATGGGTTCTATGGTGGGCACTCTAATAGATTATTTTAAAATTTTTTTATGAACAATCGATCTTGGTCTATGCTCACGATATTCCTCATCAAGAATTAATTCTGAACAAAGTTTATCTATATTATCTTTTTCCCCATTTGTTTTGAGGGTAATACTTATTTCATGACTATTATTATCGACTGTATTTACAGATATTTCAAATCCGCCCTTATTTAACCATTTATCAATAATCAACTTAAGGATATGTTTTGCTGTCGATGTTGGCATATGTGATATCTTAATTCATTCAAAAACAGCTTCCGCAACTTACTAAAGTACTTTTATTGTCCCCTTGTACCTGCTCCCAATCAAAGTCCACTTCTGATGTATGGCAGTTGGATATCTTTAATCGAATCTTTGACGCCCTCAAGTTGTCAGATCCTATTGTGAAATTGTCGATCACTAAATTAGTGGTGGATCCCATGTAAGACATCATGTTACCGTAGACATCAATGGCATTTAAGTCGTTTATCTGTGACTCCCTTACAAAAACAAACTTATCCACTCCTTCATCTTCTATCTTGGCCTTTCGGTATCTCAAGAATTGATAAAGGAATGACTGTATGATATCGTGGTTTCTTCCATCCAGCTGATCATCAGTTGGTTTATAGTTCTTTGGGCAATCCAAGTGATTTTTTGGGAACGCTACTATCAAATCAAACAACAAGTCTCTACCCTCTTCCTCTAAGTCCTGAAGTTCATACCGTACAGGTAAAACAAGTAAGGCTCCATATGATGATTTCATGTCATCCCTGGTGGCTTTCTTCCTTCTGATGTAGGTTCCTCGGATTACATCATCATAAGTTCTTCCAAAATTGCTTTGATTGATATCAGAGATCATATTGATCAGAGAGACCGTATTGACTCTTAGATGATTGGGAGCTTTATGAGCCATGGCGATCTGGCCGAATATCTTTGTTATGATCTCAACTGTTACCATGTTAGTTGCTTCTATGCTTTAGATCCATCATGTCAATTTCATCTTTCACTTCTGGGAGTTCATTTTTCAATTTGTGTATATCTACTACATCACTCATGTTCAAGTTTCTCATTACATCACTATCACACTTAAGCCAAATAGGTAGCCTGACTTTTTCTTGAATCCCATGCTGCTTGAGAACTAAATGCAACCGAGCAATCTCAGCACCCAAATATCTTTTATCGGTCCTCTCAGTGCTCTTTTTCCTGAAATAATCTCTTAGTCCAAACATTGGTTTTAATTGGTCATTTAAGGTACGACTATAAGTTCATAATTGCGTCAATGTGCTTAAGATATATGTATGTTTCATAGTCCATGTTGAAAGCTTGTTCGTAATTGTTATTGGTATATCTCATTCCTCCATGAATCATAGTTCTAAATCCCAGGTTGTCCATAATGCGCTCACCTTTCTTTTCCTCCTTGATCTGCTGTATCATTTTAGATTTGCTATCTCCTTCGTATTCACGTTCAATTTTTTCGAAAGCATATTGATAGTCCTGATTCTTACTGATTTTATAAACGAAATGGTCAAAAAAAAACAGATATCGTAGTAAAGCGTCATTGGTATGTCTTCAAAGAACTTCTGACGATCAGATATCCATTTTGTTTGAGCTGCAGGTTGTGCAGGAATTTCTTCTCCTTTCTGAAGGCACAAGACTGCTATCTCATATAGATTTAGCTTATAAAGACTTAGCCCTAGTTCTCCAGGATTGATACTCTCCAGTTTCTTGAAGAATCGATTTCTAAATTCCTTGACTAAAGACACTTGCCCTAAATTATACCGGACCCCATCAAACCATTTTGCAGACTCTTTTACTGATATATAAAACCGCTTACCCTTGAACTGAAAGTTGTAACGGTCGAATTTGTTGGTGATTTTGGCATTGCCATATTTTTGAGATAGAAGCATCACAACCTGGGCATAATCTAATAGGTCGGTCATCTGGCCCACATCCTCGATAAACTTTCTTTCTTGAGGCTCAAGACTTTCTAAGTCTATGTGCTCAATGATCGACTCTATGACGTCAAGGTAATATTGCTCAATTAGGTAGGTGTAATGATTGTGCAATCCTATTACGCTTATAGAATCAGAAGCGATCAAAGGCTTATCATCAGAATCATCACTGATGTTCAAATTATCTGGTAAATCTGGGATAAATACCCTTACCGCAACAATTAGATGTGTTATTGCTGAATCCGAATCTTTAGCCTTATGAAACAGCCTCGTATGATCTGCAAAATCTATCTTGTCACTTAAGGTGATATCACTTATACCATCGTGATAAGAAAAGTCACCGACAGAAGTTTGGACTGTTATCATTTGCGCTTCATGATTTCAAAGAGTTCTCGAGATAAATCGTTCTTACTTGTGTAGTCCGTTATTCCCCCGAACGTTTTAGTGATGATTTCTTTCAATATTTTGGCCTGTTCATCATCAGTTCTATACCCGAGGTTCTTCAGATACATATAGATCTCAGTCGGATTTTTCAGGTCCATCAGATCCTTTATTGTTGCCTCACTGGAAAGACACCCATCACACTTATCATCTATGATTTGGGGCTTGTTTTTCTTTGTTCTCTGAATAGCTTCAGCCTGTCTCACAGATGATACCAGCTTCCTGTTCAACACTGGTGGTCGGTCATTAGAATCCGTGTCATTAAGGGATTGCTTGAGATTGCCAGCTTCCGACTTATATACATTAAAGAGTATACGGACAAATGCTTTCCATTCTGATATCAATTGCTCATTGGCAAAATCTGGGCGGCACTCAATAAGTGTTCCCATAAGTTTTTGAGCATTTGTTGTTTCTACTTGTTGCGATTGTTCCATGGTTTATGAAATTAGACGGCTAGACTAAACCATTCATGGTCTTGTTCCTCGGCCTCTGGGTTTAGATAAAAAATGTTTCTTATTGCTAAGGTGTCTGCATGATCTGGGCTTCTACCTAATAGTGATTTTTGCTTAGACTTCTCTTCCATTAATAGCTTACCATCTGGGCTATCTTTCCTCCTGGTGAATTCGAGCTCCTCAATGATTTCATCTTTGAATTCTTCGTCACGAATATATACTTCCCCGTTCTTCACCATTTTAGCGAAGTGGTAGTATAACTGAGCCTTTAGGTTCTTATAGGATTTCTTGATTTTATCTTGAATATCTTGATCAGCGTCAGGATCAACTATCGGAGATCTCCTGAAGTCGACTTGAACACAATCAGAAAGCCAATCTTCTGCCCATTCTGCACCTGTTGCGTCGTATGCTATTCGCGATCTTGATACTCCGAATTCTTCAGCTATCCTTTCGATATGGGAGATGATTTCTTTTCCTCCTGACTTATCGAATTCAAATATCTTGATCAAAGTGTTTCCTTCCCAAACATGGATCACAAACTTGTCAGTACCATAATATGCTAAATCTGCACATAGATATCGCTTATGGTCAGACGTCTTCTCGACATACTTGTTAGTGAATAAATCATAGATATTGGCTTGATGAAAAAGAATAAACTCATCGATAGATCCCTGGCATAAATACAACGCTTTGAAGTCAGCATCAGGTAAATCCTTTTTGGCCTGCTCTACTTCAGCTAAATCAATTACCCCAGCTCTTACAGCTTCGTAAGCATCTATCTTTCGATAGTAATACTCAGGGTCAGTTTCTGCTTTCTTTCCAAGCTTATGCCCCCAGTTCTGAGCCCCCTTATAGTTGCCGATAAACTTGCATTTACCTTTAGTCGTGGTAAGCGTCGATCTTATAGCCGTCCATGCTTCTTTTTTTGCCCTGGTGAATTCATCAAAGACAACGGCATATACATTAGAACCATAGAGATTATCTGGTTTTTCGGCACTTTTAAAATGGATCTCAGCTCCATTGAAAAGTGTGATCAAGAGCTTTGATTTGTTCTCTTTGTAAAGGCTTTTATCACCAATGAATAGTTTAAGACGCTTATATGCTATCTCTGCCTGACTGTATACTGGAGCTACCCACCAGTATTCCTTTCCTTGCTGATCGTTATTATTGAATGCAACTTGCCCCTTACCATCGACCTCTATTAATCGCTCTGCACCCCCAAATAATGCTTGCTCAAACAGCCAAACAATATGTGACACGGTTTTTCCGCTCTTGGTTGAGGCTTCTGTAATAGTGAACCTCTCGGGCCTATCAATGATCTCACTTTGATATCCCTTTAAGTCTGGACGCTTGTAGTTGAATGTTCTAGCCACGGGATAAATCCACCGTTATTGTTACTGGCTCAGCGTCATCATCGGGATTGGGTGCACCAACCTTAAGTCCATCATAAAGGCCCTCGAGTCGAGCAGTAATAGTTGCATTGAAATTACCTACTATGGCATGCTCAAGCTTCTGCTGAGATACCACCATCTTGATTCTCTTGATGGCCTCTTCAAATCTGTCAGCTTCTTTGTTGTTCTTTTTAAAGTTAGTGAAGTATCGATCTGAAAGCCCTAAGTGATTGCACAATCCGTACAATGTGAATGGCCTTGGTGCTTCGAGTTCTACGATTTCATGAGTATCCTTGTACTTGACGACTTCTTTCTTGATAATTGGATTGTCAATGCACCACCTGAAGTAACCTTCAGCAGCCTTCAACATATCTTCAGGAGTTTCGAATTTTCGGCTTTTGGTCTTCCTTGTTAACTTGATATAATCATCTACTTTATCTGCCATTCATGATATATTTTTCAAATAAGAATAATATCGTAAATACGATAGCAGCTACAAATGACAAAAGACCTGATAAGGGAATACCATGAGATTGCAGAATATCTTTTATCTGAATTCTATAATAAGTGAATACATCGACACCCATAGCGCTTACACTTATGTCGATAGATAAATGGAAAGGAACCTAAATATAATGTAAAATCATAATATGAATCAACTATCATTCAAGTAATTCATTATAGCTTTTGCTGCCGTAATGAGGTCTTCTGAAGTCTCTACGCTATGAAGATTTGAAGCGTACTCAATACAGAATTTCTTTAATTCGAAAGATTCAATATGATCTAAGTACTGCTTGAATTGCTCATCAGTTAATCTTACGTCAATGGGTTTGGATGATATAGGCTTGATATAGGGCATTGGCGGTGTTAGTTGTAAGTAGGAAAATGTAAAGGATAAGCTTATGTTATTATGAATTGGATATTTTATTTAGATCAATCAACTGTCTTATTGTATCTGGCACGTATCCTCTATGCCTAAATACTCCAGCGTATTGCGGATTTCTCTTTTGCCATAAGAAGGCATAAAACTTGAAGTGATTATTGTTAATTTTATAGCCATCTGTCGAAAGGGTCTGTATCCAAATATCTAGGCGTATGGACTCGAATATCATCCGTAGTGGAACATACTTTTCAAACAACTTACCTTCAGATTCAAGCTTCTGGACGATATCAGATACGTAGCTGTCGAACTTAGCATAGACATGCTTATTATTCTTGTGAAACTCCCAGAAATCAGCTTTCATGGTGTTATAAGATTCAATCTCTGATATGTCGGTAATTGTTGACAATACTATCTTTCGTTGAGGTATGGATATTGCTTCTTGAGCATAGTGATTAACTTAATCTCTCCAATTAGCTTTACCTTTTTTGATAGGTCTTTCTGAATCCTTCTTCTGACAGTTTCTAATTGCTCTCCGTCTTTCTTCTCATGAACTGCCATAATTTGCGCTGCTCTATAGATTGTCATTATTGTTACTGATTGATTATTATACTATCATTATTGTGCTCTATAATTATCCCCATGCCACAGCTGTATATTGCACATCTCCTGAATCCTCGATGAAGTACCTCCTCCGTAGATTGATTGAATGTTTCCAATTGTCTTATTTGTAGTGATATGTGTGGTTATGCCTTTCTGCTGTGATATGTGATATCTGAACCGAATTGCCTCGACTACAATATCAGTCTTGGTGCCGTAATGATTGACAGCGGCGTTGTCTACGTTCTCTTCGTATCCCAGGTCGTCAATCAGAACATGAGTATTGCTGAATTCATCCAATATGTCAGACATCATAAGTTGCTTGTTGCGAACCTTTTTGAAAGACTTGTAATGATTGATTCGATATACTCTTACGTTACTTGCTTGTGATTTTAGAGCAGATCGAACTAGCGCTCTAAACAGTTGGGTCTTGCCATTGCCGTATGTCCCAATCAACATGATTCCCTTTCTCGGATCAAGCTTGCTTGGCTCTTGGCACATGTACTTCATGAGCTCATTGAGGAATGTCTTGTTTTCCTTGGGGACAATTGGTTTACGATCAATGAGATCCCACCACTCTCTGAAGAAGATGATCTTGAACTCATCTGGTGTGATAGTCTTGGCAACCCTCTTTGGTAGCTGTGTGATCACCCTTGGCGATTGATTCTTCTCTTTCTTGCGCTTCTTCCATGCTTCATGAGAACTTATCAATTCATCAAGAGATCGTGGTTGCTTCTCCTTCTTGAGAAGTAATTGTGTCTTTCTCTCAAGCCCAATCGCCTCAGCAACGATCTCGACAACTTCTTTCTGTGTGATTTTCTGACTACTCACTACACAGCGGATTTTACTGATGAGTAATCTGTTCGGGATTTAGGCTTGACCAACTCATAATCCTTCATCCACTGACCACGGGCTGCAGCCCTCCAGTTCTTCATTGGGTTTTTACCAACCTTCCACCCCTTGGATTCGTAGAAATTGTAAAATGCTTTGGCTTGATTCTTGGAGAACTCTAAATCCCCATCGGTTAGCTCCATGAAAAACTGCTCTACTTCCTCAACAACCGAAGGACGATTTTTGTATTTTTCGCCATTGCTTTTTTTAGAGTCAGTTACATCTTCAATTTCAATTTCAATATCAGAGTTTGCTTCGCTTTTTGCTTGAGCAAAATCTTTATTCGATTTTGAACTTTTATTACCACCTTTCTTACCCGCAGCGCTCCTTTTATCACTGAGCTCAGCGTCTTTTACCATGCGCTTTTGAACAATAAAATCACCCTCTATTGAAAGCACCTTTTCCTCTATCAGCTCGTTCAGTCCACTCCATATTACATCCAAATCTAAAGCAAGAGGTCTAACAAGAGACTTAGCAAAGTTTGCTATGATGCTATCGTTTTGCTTATACTTTTGCTTAAGCAAAAACTTACCATAGTTTGTTTGCTTATGTAGAACACAGAGCAATCTAAAGTACACGCCCTGGGTCTCAGCTGAACACTCTATTAAAGCTTCATCAGTTAACACGTCTTGCACATATAAAGGCAGGTATGGCTGGTTCTTGAGAGGCATCTATTTGTAATTTTTAGATTTATTTGTCAGGATCTTATTACTACTTATAGATCACTACTATGTCCCCCATCTGCTTAAGATCATCGCTGATCAAAGAAGCAGTTTCAGACATGAATAGCTCTCTCATTTCTGGCGACTGCAGCCATAACGTCACTCCTGCATCCGTACACTCCCGGTTAATGTCTATCTCGAACTTCTTCTTTTTGCCATTCTTGATAATTGGCCATTCTATTGTAAATGACGTAGGAAGATCTACATCCAAAGTCTGCTCCAAGCTATTGATGGTATTGCCTTTGTCATCGTCACTCTCTTGTAAGATTGTTCTAATCTTCGCTTTTACAGATTTGAGCTTGGTGACAAGGTTCATGTTGTCGGATATCTCAGGAAACATAATCCTGTTCATCTTTAACAGATCAGATAGCTCCTTACATCTGTACTTTTTGTTAGAGTTAATTTGTAACTGAAGCAATAGAGGGTCATACTCTATCTTACCTGAGATCGTAATTGCTTCAGGTTCCAAAGTATTATTGATAGACAGTTTTATAGTTCCTTTTTCAAAGTCCACCAGGATAACAGAGTCATCCTTGTTAAATTCTCTCTTACTATAGTACTCAAGAGCGGAATGAATAGATCCTTCGAAGGAATAACCATTAGGTTGTCGAACCTCTGCAGCTTGTCCAGTTAATACTGTTACTATTGGATCATCCTGATCACCATTGACGTTTATTTGAACTTTTTGCTCATCCATGATTATGCTGTTTTAGGTATTGATAAAATTGATGCTTGTCTTTCTGTGGGTTTTAAAGGTCTGTCCCGATAGAAGTGACCGTCAGGAGTATAAAATGCCATCCGCTCTAACTCTTGGAAGGCAAAACCATATAGGTCTGTCTCTAATAGATCGTATCCGTTGTTGATCTTCACCAGAAGTGATGAAAACTGTTTATTCAGAATCTTCATAGACACCTCTCCTATCTGCGCAAAGTTCATTTGATCAACAGCCTCTATAAGTTTCTCCTCACTAAGACCAGACTCTACAAAAGTCTTGAATGACTTAATTATATGTTCCCGCTTGCTTTTGAATAGATTCACCTGGAAGAACTCATCTTTCAAATCGTTCATTTCCTCTTCAGAAAAATCATATCTGATCGTCTCCTTAGTCTGAATGTGACAGTTGTCTCCGAGCATGTCAGGCTCAATGAATTTTGGTATGGATTCCATATTGTTATTGTTAATTATGCGAATGCTGGTTCAGTAATCTGTCTTCTTATCCTATCTAGGAATACGGGCAGAGACATGTCTTTTTTGATATTTAGATCGAAGTAGATCTGTCGCTTAGAATGAACCCCAATCTTACTCTTGACATATTCAATCTCTGACTCTGTCAGCATCCTAAATTTTACATCCTTTCGCTTCTTTGAGGGCACCTTATTCTTTTCCCAGGGTGCGATTCGATCAGTTATTGGATTCCATTCAGGCATAATCTCGTTGTTTCTTTAGTTCATTGAATTTATTCTTGAAGTAGAGTTCTATCCCGTTATAATCTAAGTCGGTAAATCGTTTTTCGATATGACTCTTGATTTGTAAATCTTCAGCAGTCCCTAGGCCCCATTTTTTATCAATATTCCTCGTATAGGAGTCTATAGTCTCAGCGGTTTGCATTCTTGCCCGATTACAAGTTTTACACTGACTGTTGCAGTTCCGCTCATCGAAACATGTGTTGTTGAAGAATGCCGGACGATAATGTCCTCCATCTGTATTCTTATTCCACACGGTCAACCTTCCGCATGTTATACATGAGCATAATCCTTGACTATTGCTATCACGATACCTGCAGTATTTCTGAAATGCAGCCTTGGCCCTATCTCTTGCAGATGTTTTTTGTGATTTAACTTTCTTTAAAGTCTTGCGATTAGAACTAAGCATCTTAGTGCACTTGGGGCAGATACCAGTTTTCCAGTTACCATACCTGGCACATTGATTAACTCTGCATTTCTTTTTTTTTGGCTTGTGCCTGATTTGTTGTGCCTTTGAGAATCCGATCATAATCGCTCTATGCAGTATTGACGTTTAGATAATTGCTTCTCGCATGATTTCCATGAATAATGATAGTCCTCAAATTTTTTCAAGTCCTCTTTTACATCAGTATTTACTGACCATATCTTATATCTCTCTTCAGTTCCTGGTATTGCGTTATCTGGTACTTTCTCAACTTTTTCTACAGAGGCGAATGAGAATGTATGGAATGGGACTATCGTTTTTTCATCTTCCAAGTACTTCACCTCACAGTAAAATTCCAACGTATAGTTGCCCTTGATTTTGACAATATCACCTTCAGATAACTCTACTCCCTTTATGTCTCTCAGAATCAACTTGAACATCTATATCAATTTTGAATTTTCATAATCGCCTAAGCTGTTATAAAGTGTTGTCACAGCTTTCTCATAAGAATTTAAATCTCTCTTCACCTCCTTGATCAATTCCACTTTGTGTGAATAAAATGTCTCAAGTAAAGCCAGCATATGCTTTAGTTTCACGCTCTTAGCTGTTAAATCCTCTATTACTATTCTCACATATTATGATTAAGGTTTAGAATCTTTATTGGTGCCGCTAATGAATGAGTAGTAGAAAGAAGCAATGAACATCATAAGTGCTTGCCAGAATTTAGAAGGAGCCATCTTTGCTATTTCTATTAATCTTTGATCTATAGGCTTTGTGTTTAGCCTCGAGTCAATTCCTCTCAAAACAGGAGCCATGTTCATGTTATTCCTATCCAACCAAAGTGTGTAGTCTTGAATACCATTTATTCCATTTGTTCTATAGGCTTTCTTTAGCTTCCTCAGATGATTAATCTCTCTTACCTGTGTGATCTTTTGCTTGACCATAGTAGAGGCATCTATGTCTGGGTTGTTTCCTATGAACTCATCTGATTTATATTGCGCCACCTCACTCAATGGCACTACCTTGCCCTTGATATACAGTTGATATGAAACTGGTAACATCTGGGCATATCTACTCAGAGCTTTAACTACTTTCTTCTTCATTTATCAAGCGCTCTTTTGATTACCCGTATTAACTCAGCTCCACCAAGTATGATCAAAACCGAAAACCCTAATGTGATTAAGTATCCTATCATAAATACTATAGTATTATGGCTAACCAAATAGTGATAAATAAGACTGTCAATAATGTTGGAGAAATTGATCTGCCAGAATTAAATTCCTGAGAGCCTACATCATGAGGAAACTGGGTAAATCTAGAGTAATAGTTTTTCATAGTTTTATTGGTTTTAGTTAGGCGTACAAGGCACAGATTAATATGCCTTGTACTACCAAAATGAATTAGTTGTAAACTCATCGACCTTCTGGATGCCGGCTCCCATGTTTGAACTGATTTCATCCTTAAGGCATAACAGACCTTTTTCAGAACTGCTGATGGGATCAGATTTTCGCACCAATATTGCTATTAGGCTAATCAGTTCTACCCACCGAGGATTACGATTCCCCGCTTCTATATGTCCCATCTTCTACTTATACTGTTTAGATCTAACCTTTCAGACCTTCTTGTAGCGGGGGCAGGATTCGAACCTGCGACCTTTGGGTTATGAGCCCAATGAGCTACCTGACTGCTCCACCCCACAATGTTGCGCCCTATAGAGCATCTGCGCTAAATCGCCCATCAAGATTTTTTCGTTAACCTTGAGAAACGTCCGATTACGCAGCTGCCTGGAGCTTGGAACCGAAAAGTGTTGTTGTTTTGCCAGCTATGGCGATACTGATCTGTTTACCTCTTTTTCACTGAATGTCGATACCATGTCGGCCCCATAAATGGACGGATCTCATAGATCACCGCCCAAACAATAATTAAATGACTTAGTGGAGCCGGAGGGAGTCGAACCCTCGTCCATTCAATATCCAGAAATACGTAGTCGATCAATAATTCTTAAAAAAAGAGGGCTTCACGTTACAATTATTCATTTTATTGAACCCTCCCCTTGTAATCATCACTTTTGATGATCTATATCAAAAAAAGGGATAGCGTCTTTTTTGGAACTAAAATATTTTTACTGTACGCTCCCCTTTTAACCTGTCACTTCTGACCAGTTCATTTTACTTTATATCACTGCCTCCAATTCTAGCAGATCGGTCATCGACTTATTTATATCATCTTCGACCAGGTGTATAATATCACTCTTATACTTCTGATAGAAAATCTCATTACTGTAATAGCTCATATCTCTATGAACATTGGAGGATGATTTACTCTGAAGTCGATCCAAAAAAGGACCACGCTCATAATGCATCTCATGTGGTTCCTTGTTATCTGATTCTGTATAGTAAGTGATGGAGATCTGAGGATTGTCCACATCCATATCTCCATCGAAATCATCAAAGAATATTATTTCTATCATTTTACTCATCGGTTTGGTGAAACATTTAGTTGTGCGTAAAAAAAGGGCCAGCGCAATGTTGTTCGTATGATGAAAACGTCAACTTACCCGGTTAGAATAGCGCTGACCCTAATCACTGCATCAACTAATAAATATTCAATCAGGAGCACAGCAGCATACACTGCTGCACTCCGTGAATTCCTAATTATCCATCAACAAATAGGAAGTCACTATTATACTTTATCAATACGTGGACATTAAAATCAAGAGGAAATGGAGGGGGCAATCCCCCCCTCTCACCTCTAACGATAATTTTAACGCACTCGATCCATACTTTTACAGATCTTCCACTGTGTGTTACATATTAAAAGAGGGGCTTTCTCAAGGCCCCTCATAGGCTCTAAAGTCAGTAATACCAGCTACAGAAAGTGTGATAATCACGGTGCTCATAACTGTACTTCATTTATATCTTCAAAAAACATTGCGCATTGGAGTCTGAAATCCGTATACTTTCCTGAATGCCAAGTGTTAATTTCATCAACAAATCCAGTGTATCCTTCTTCATCCAATAACTCCACTATTTCTTCATCATCGATCGACAAGTAATCTGCCAAGCTTCCATCTAATGGTTCATCCCAATAGTCCAAATCATCTACATTGATGCTATGCTCCATCAGCACATTATCCCATCTAACTATGATGGCGTCCATGTCTTTATCTTGATTGGTGGCCCAGACTAAGAACAACTCGAGATATAACCTCTCCTGCTCTGTGACCATCAAGTCTGCAGGAATTGTATTTATCATTTCAAGGCTGATTATAGACCTATGTACGGCACGCTTAGGTGCATTCATTGGCACTATCTTAGCCTGGACTGTTGTTTGACTATGCATTAGGCTGCACATTTTTGGTTGTTGGCTAATAGCTCCTTAGCAGCCTGATAGAACTCTATGTAATCGCTCATATGAACAAAGTCAAAATCATTTCCCCCAAAGTCATAAGCTACGCCAGCGGATTCTGGATACGCTTCATTAAACCAATCCAGGAATATGTCCGCATCACACATCTCTATGTATTCGTCCAACTCTTCATATGCAACTATGATCTTATCCTGTGGACCGTTGACATCAATGTCGATCATGGTAAGCTCTGGGTGCATGTTTATATCTGATATATTCATGACCTATGAGTTTATAGTAGTTAATCGATCAATTCTCAACATCCTCCATGCATCCTTATCTAAGTCGAAGTATGCAACACATGCCGCATTAAGAAACCTCCTTACTGGAGCAACATATCCAAACAGGCGCCCGTCAGTGGTTCCTACTGCTTCTCTTACTGACATGTCTGCCTTGATAAAGGTGAATGATACCTGACCAGTCATCAGTTGTATCTGTAGTTTGAATTTCTTCCACGCCAGCTTAAGAGCCTTGGAGAATGATTGTGCCGCTCCCATCTTAAGAATACCCCAGGCATTCTTCATGATGTCTCGCAGGTCTTGTTTAGTTGTTTTAGTGATCATATTATTATTTGTTGATAGGTGTGAATTACTATTGATTATACCGTTGCTGGTATTTGGATATTACGTTTCTCTATTTCACTTTTGATGTTGCCAATCTGACGATACGCCCGAACTATTATACCTGTCATGGTCAATACATCGGGACCACGCCCTGCGAGATAATTTACAAGAGTGTTATAGTGAAGCTCCATTTCTTTAGCTATGACTTTCCAGTCTACTAACTCTCTCCACTTTTTAGATGAACCGTCAATATTACTATTGATAAACTCTATGAATTCGCTATGTTTGTTATTATGCACAACACAAATGTAAACTATACAAACTTCATTTACAAACTTTGTTGACTTTATTTTGAGTAAGAACTTTGGAGAATTACTGGATGATGTACTTATCTATCTGAATATCAAGCAGATAGACTTATCTGATATTTTCAATATTCCTAAGGCAAGCGTCAGCGCTGATAGGAGTTTTGCACCATCTACAAGGAGAATTAAAAAATATGTTGACTTTATAAACCACTATGGTATCAATAGAGAGTACCTCCTCGGCAAATCTGAGTCGATTACTTTAGAATCAAACACTCCACGTTACATAGATGATGGCACTTTGAGTGATGACTTGACTAATAATAATGTAAATGGGGATGAATGGATTCCAAAAGAATATGATGAAGCATTTATAAAAAGGACTCTCTTAGAAAATAGACACGCTCAATTAAACTCAGAAATAAGATCCAAGGAATTAGACATGAAGCACCTATCGGAAAAGATTAAAAGTTTAGAGAAGGAGCGTGATGAGCTTTTTGAAAAGCTCACCAACGGCACTTGGTGGCAGGAGTGACAACATGCCCTATTTTGAAGTCAAATATTGGTTGATCTCTCAGTACGGGAGCCGCTACGAATGAACTTTGACCAGTCTGCAGAAGGAATTAATCCCTTGAAGTAATCAGCAATCAGGTGTTGCTCAATGACATTATTATGATTATTAGGATCATATACTTTGGACCATGGACCCCCAGCTCTGTGAGTCAGATTGACTAGTTGATTGACCGAATACTTTTTAGTCGAGTCCCAGATCTGATTGATATATATCTTCTCACTATCACTAAGTGCATTAGCATACCGTATCCTATTAGTATTGAGCGGCTTGCTACCAAACTCTTTAAATTCCTTATATACTTGGTATACCACAGGACCGTACTGCCAGGCATACATTTTCTCTCTAAACAATGGACGCCCATTGTCAGCTAAATAAAAACCCTGCATGTAATACAGGATCTTATGAAGACGCATGTTGGTGATTGGATTAGCCTCTAACCTACCCTGCTCAATGGGGGTATAACAGATATCCCATATTTTACCGTGAAGTATATAGCGCATAGATGATGGGCAATGATGTTGATATAAAGCGTATTATTTACAAAATACGTTCATGGGACTCTCTAATATAAGTAAAATATGTCATCCATCACCCCAACCTACTGATCTGCATATAGATGAGCTCGTACGGAATAATCTCGATCTCACCGTTATACACCCCAATATTTAGTTGATCCTTGTCAATTGAAGATTTATTAATAATGAATTCCAATATAGATCTACAACGAGGTCTGTTTTTTAGATAGCTATTCCCAAACCGCCGAACACTTTCTTTCTTATCATAATGGTCATCTCTGAGTCTACACGACCACATTTTAGCCACCATTAAACTAACTCCGAGACCTCCTGGGTCAAATCGGTATTTCGATACTAGAGAAAAATCATCTATGGGTCTACCATTTAATAGATCGTTGTAAATCAATATCATTTCTTTCAATATGAATTGATGTTCCTGTGCATTTTCCGTCCAATTAGAAAGTAGTTCATAAACATCTAATCCTTGCGAAAGCATAACTCTGGATCTGGTGATGAGGTAATTATGATACTCTGTCTTCTTAGCAATCTCAATTCCTGAACAAATGTCAAGGTATCCCATTGCTTGATCATATTCTCTTCTGACATAATGAGCATCTGCTACTCTTACCAAGTACTTAAATCTTGTGGCATTCATTTGAATAAACTCATGCTCAAAAAACTCATATGCATCAAGTCCGTTTGTTATTACCCCTTCATAATCACCCTTCATGCTGAAGTGAAGATTTTTTAAGTAGTAATATTTTTGGTAGATGTAGGGTCCATATTCAATCTTTAATTCGATACCATCTAAAAAAGACTCTATTTCATCAACTGATTCTTTAGTATATACTCGTTTGAGTTGATACTCATTTTCGATCAATAATATCTTCTTTCGTATCCGCCTATCTTCTGATATAACATACTCGTGAAATTCTAATCGCTCATTAACTGCTTTTAGCTTATTACCATTTCTGTCTATTATTAGATAGTACTTGCTTAGATAGTCATAGCACTCTAAACAAATATCATGCATATGAAAATGACGTGCATTAGTCGCCAAACGTTGATACAGGCTTGGCAATCTAGCCTGGTCGGTACTATTTGACATAACCTTTAATTCAGCTAACCGCTGATAAAATCTCTCTTTTAATTGTGTTTGCGCTTGGCTCATATAGATTTCTTAACAGTTCACAATGGTTCATTCAATACTTGATGTCGGTATTATTTGGTACGCAATTTGAATTTTCACAAAAAACAAATAGTTATGTGGGAATTAATTTGGAATATAATATTCGGCGACGTAGACGAAATATGATGGCTGGCGCAGGAGACGTAGATGAAATTTAAATATGGCATAACAGTCATTTTTAGATTATCAAAAGTGAGGGCGACGGATTAATTGGAGAAGGTACCAAACTATTCCTAAAACGTCCGCCGCTCTCTGAACTATTGGAAATAGTTCAGCAATATAAGTACGCTATTTAGTAAAATTGATGCAATATTGACACATATTGTACTATTAAATTAATGCCTATAATTGAGATTAATTATAGTAATTAATTGATTTACAGATGATTATTATTCTCAATTAAGATCGATTTTATATCAATTTTCTATGGATTAGTGCTATTGCTATAGTGTTATTACTACACGATTATCCATGCCTGTATTGATTAGGCATAGAATCTGAATTTTTCACTCAACAACTTACAACCATGAGACTACTCCCTTCATTATTTTTGATTTCTATTTTTTTAATTGGATGCTCGGCACCATCTGGGCTTATAGGAGACTATCAAGACAAGCCAGTGGTTCACATGACCTCAGCGTCTTATGATAAAGTATGGGACAAGGTGATAGATCACTTTGCAATAGAGGGAATTCCCATACAGGTTATAGAAAAAAATAGTGGCTTGATCGTATCTCAGGTAATGGACTTCACCAATTCATATACAATAGAGTCTAATAAGGTGGAGCCGAACTTTGATGCCTTTGTTATAGTCAATGAAGTTAAACAATTAGGTGCCGTTCTAAGGCCATTGGAAATAACGGGGACCTGGAACGTTAGAGTAAAAGATTTAGGAAACAAAACGTCCATAAACGTTAACATTAATAACTTAAGAGCTAGTGGAGAAAAAGGTAATGTTCTAGACGCACGATCGACTATTCCCTTCACTTTTGAAGTGAAGTCGACAGGATTCTTTGAAAAACAGATTGCGCAATTATTCGCAGGCCAGGAAAGCTTTGAGGCAAAAAGTAATAGTGCCTCTTCCGTAGTAAAGAATTCAAACCCAGAGAGGGCCAAATCAGAACAAGTCGTCAGCCAACAAGCAAAATCAGATGATGTAGCTCCACAAAAATATGCCCAGGCTACTCAAAATGATCTGCGCATCGAGGAATTGCAATCTAAGATTATAGCACACCAAAAGAGCTATAGCGAGATATCAGCACAATATGAAGACTCACAAAGTCAGGTAAAGTCTCAACAGATACAGATATCCGCACTTGAGAAGGAGGTATCACTACTGAATAGTCAACTAATAAGTGCTAAAAACACAGGCAAAACCGACGAGTCTAAAGTTATCCAAGACCTACGAGAGGAATTGCGGCAGCTAAAAATTGATAATGCTGCTCTAAATGTAAAATTAGCTGCATCTTATGCCGCTGGCTCGCTTACAGCAGCTCCAACCACGGTCAATACTGTTTCACAACCGGTAACAGTGTCGTACCCGTCCTCTCCCCGATCACAGCCCGTGAATAGTTCTCCAGGACCAAAATACCTTATTCAGATAGCTGCTGCTGCTAAGCCTATGAGCTTTCCTGAGCTCTCAGATCTGGGAACGATTGTTACTGAGCCTGTGCCTGGTAAGTCTCTCGTTAGATACCAGCTGGGCACCTTCTATGATCGCTCATCAGCTAATGATGTGCTGTCGAGTGTCAAAGGTAGAGGGTATGGAGATGCTTATGTGGTGAGTAGGTAGGAGAACGCTAAGAGCAGTACGAAATTCCATCAACAAATAGAAATCTTCAATGAACAATGAACGCGATGTATATGCTCGTCTATTGAATGGGTATCCTAAAAAAGTGCTTTCTGATCACTTTGATATCCAATCAAGAACTAAAGATGAAGTAGTAAATGAGATTATTGAATCCAACAGGGTTGAGCACATACAGACTTTTGCTCAAGATTACTTTAATCAACTGAAGCAACATGTCTACTTATATGATCGGATCAACTTGAATTTTGACAGAACAGATATATGGGATTCAGATATTTTTAGATCCGGACAAGACTGGAGTTTTCATTTGAAGCGAGTAATTATTACGGTTGTTGATTATGTCCAATTAACTAGGCAAGATATTCACTTTCTCAGGCCAATGATGATTCGACATCATGGCAACTATACAGCTTTGCATTTATCAACTCTGGAAAGAAAACTGCAGTCGTTGTTTGATGGTGAAATCATTGTTCCCAAGAGGTCAAGAAACATATCAGATTCCGAAATTATTAACACTTGGAATTTGAGATATGACCTAGTCTCTATCGATTTGACGAGAGGGATAAAAGAGATGTGGAGACAGGACATTATGGATGCTCGAGAAATCAAGGTTCAAGAATCTCATTCGATGCAAACGCAACGCATGGATGAAGAGTTTACTTTTAAGCAAATGTATCCTGAGAAATACAGACAAGTAATAAATGACCCTCTTCCTAAGTTTACAGGAGAAATATTAGATCGAGAATACGGGATAAATTACTTCATTTGTTTCACTGAGTTAGGGAAATTAAACATTCCAAATTACTCTGATAACAATGAATGTTTGTCTAACTTGATACGGTTGATATTAGAAAACAACGAACATGGGTAGTCTCCTCAATTTCACACAGTTAAAAGAATTAAAAGGACTGAATACGAAAAGATTCTTCGTCGAAAACGTGCGTGTAATATTAGGATCCTCAACTCGGGAGGCTCGGCACATATGCGAAGTAGGAGTTAAAGAAGGTTTGTTTACAAAAAAAACGGGAGTGGTCTGCAAGAGTTGCGAAAGGATTATCAAGAGCTACAATGATAAAGAAATAGATCCAAGTCAAACTATAACCTGTGATCTCTGTGAGATGAATGGCGAGGAAGATTACGACTGGATATTATCAGACCTAATTCAGAAAGATATTTATGGCATGGTTAGATAAGAGTGGCAATGTGTCTGACATAGATCTGGCCAAAGAACTTACAGAAGAACAGATTGACTTCTATGGCAAACTACAAGCTATCAGATGGAAAAGAAGATTCTCTTGGCTCACTCTGGGGGTCGTTATAATTCTAACATTGTCACTTTTCACACCTTGGTTTGAATGGCCCGAGAAAAGTGTAATTGGATTAGTAGATGGGATATTTATATTTAATAACCAGCAAGTATTCAAGCATTATTTCGAGGTCAACAATTAGTACAGCAGTTCATTTGATCAACGCAAAACCTAAAACTTATGCCTGAGAAACAAACTCTTAAGAGCTTTATTGACAATATATTGGATATAAAGCTCCCCAATTCTATTTCTATAGGATGTTTAGCACTGTTAATCACTTCCGCAATAAGCATATTGCCTCATGAACTGAACAAGTCTAAAGAGCTTAATGAGAAGATTCAAGATTGCAAGGATGAAAACAAACAGCTTGTTACAGAGCTGACGAAATGTGGAGTGTTTAATGAACAGGCTCTATTGGAAATATCTAGAATCAACATTAATGAACACGCAAGAAATGGATTAGAGTTATCACTATCCTTAATTTATCCAGCCGATAGAGATAGATTAATAAGATGTATTAAGGGGTGTCAATGAAGGTTAGTACGTTTGTTGTTTTTGTATCTCTAGTTTCTGCCACATCGTTCTGCCTATTTTACTATTACTCAAATTCTATTACTCAGGATTTTTCAAATATTCAAACAGCTCCTACTTCGTCAGACTTCACAGATCAAGAAAAGTTACTGATCGAAGCCCTAAACAGAAGCATCTTTAAAGATCAAATAAATTATGAACTGTGGTCTGGTAATACTACTATTTGGTATGATCAAAGCTTTGGAGATCTGGTTGATGCCTGGGCTTTCGGTGCCATATTTCAAGAGATCCTTGACTATAAAATAGCAATAGTTATCAGAAACAATTTAGACATTACAGACTCTTTAAATCATGATATAGACCTATTTGATGTAAAAAATCAAATGTTAAAGAAATTATCACCGAATCTTCGGCAAAGTCACCGTCTTATTTATTTAAGCAGGGAGAACGATGACTACCACTATTTCCAATTGGACTTATTCTACTCATATCTAATTCATTTGTCGAGCAACAACAAACATGAATTAATTTTAACACATCGTAGTTTCTTGTATAATAATCATGAATACTTTAGTGAAATAACAGGTGGTTTTGATAAAACATACACTAAGAGTTACAATCTTGATGATGAGATCGTTACACTAAGAATGATATATTTTGGTGATGATTAGGTGATTATGTCATTTAAGTCGTTTCTCCGAAACCGCCGTCCCAGCACCTCTAAAAGCTCGTCTTTAGAACCGTACTCCCTCCTCTCCTTACTCCCGAATCCATCATCAGAATACTCTATCATATACCTACCTTCTGGTAGAGAATAGACATATACTGCCCACCTGCCTTTCTTCAATGCCTTAAGGAATACCACTGGATAAAATTATCTAAAAAATATCAATCTTTTTATCTGTTTAAGTTGACTATTGGTAAACTTTAGTTTATCTTTATAGTATAATTATTAATACAAACCCAGACGACAACTGCAAAAAATGTCACCACGATTATGAAGAACTTAATAACAAGAATTGAGCAAATCGCACAAGACAATCCTGAGGGGTTTACGGTGTACCTTCCATCATTAGAAATGGCTAAAGATGGTTGGGCAATTGCTAACCGATTCACACAAAACAAATTTGGACGTGAAGGTTTGGAATTTGTTTTAGAGTATGCCATGAAGCACAACCGCATTATCGGAGGATGGTATCATGAGGGTAAATTCTACTATGATGCTATCATACTTGAATCAGATGAGCAAGTGGCTATAAGTCAAATGATCATCCACAATCAGATAGGAATCTATAACATTAGAACTCAAAAATTCATCAAGAACAGGGGCTTTTAGCCCTTGTTTTTTCAAATCCATATGACATGAAAGGAATAGAACTACTCAATCCAGATAAAGCCAATGAAATTTTGGAGATATCCTCACTTATGAGGCGTCACGGCCGTATCTATGTTTATTACCTAAGCGAGAAAGAGGATTCCGTCACGCTTAAGGTTGAGCAAAAGAAGAACCCCAATGGCAACTACATAACTGCTAAGGAGCTCGCTGACAGAGTTAAAGAGAATTTCTCGGAGTATACCTCAAAAAAGATTCACGTGCGCCCTACGGCATACTCTGAGTCTCCTATTGAGGTTGTTGACCTGAAGTATATAGCTAGTAAAATGCTGAAGCATAAGATATCTAATAAGAATCTTGCTCACGGCCTGGGCGTAACTAAGTCAGAGATGTCTGGGATCATCAATGGCAAAAGGCCAATCACACAGAGGACTAAGGCGGCGTTGTATTACTACTTCCAGGTTAGGGAGTTGAGTCAAACACAAAAATTGGAGCTATGAGTAAATGGATTAACGTAACAGATCTAAATCAAATTAACGCAGAATGATCACTAGTGGCACCAGCATGGGCAAGAGTATGCGATCTATGGAAATCAAGAATTTGATATGAATGCAAGACAAGAGTACATCACACACAAAAAATTAAAGAAATTGGAAGCGCAGAACAATGACTACAGAAAGGGATTGAAATGGCTGATAATCCTTTCATCATTTGAAGCCTTAGTAATACTCTACATGATAATGCCAAAATAACGAGTCAATGAAAAATCAAACAACAGCACAGTTGAAATTTTCACATTTTTTTCTCGCATTGGTTTTCCTATATTTTATTATGGGATTGATTAATGCCATATCACAAATGATAGATAGGTTTACTAACAATTTCTCAAAAACTGAATTGGATTATTTATGGGAAATAAACAACAACACAGACCTGTTAGTATGTGCCGCATTCTACTTCATAGTCAGAAGTTTCAACAACGACAAGGAAACATCATAGAATCTGAAACTTATGACTGATATGCCACTCGAAACCATGCTGATCGCATCGTTATTATTCATAATCACATGCCAACTTGGTTACGTTATTCATAAACTTAAGAACAATTAAAAAATGAAAAGCACAATTTTATTAACCTGTTTGTTAATGCACATTTTGTCATGCAAGCAGAACAACTTAGACGATATGACAAGATTTGACAATGCGCTTGATGACAATGCGCTTGATGCTGGAACATACAGTTATGCCTTTATCTCTAATTTTCCGAGTAATGACAAGCTGTTTATTGAGTCTATCTTTAAAGAGATAGAGATCAAGACTGAATCATTGCATTTTGTCCCAGAGACTCAGTGGTCAGAAGCTGACATTAGAGTTGATTTCAATAAGAATATATCCACAACCTACGTAGGGAAAGACATTTTCCTTTTGCCTAATGATAGTTGGACGACAAATATTGGTAAGGGCTATTCGGAATCTCACAGAGAAGCGATTAGAATTACTATTGGTCGTCTGATTCTGGGAGTAGCATCAGATGGGTCATTTGACTGGGATGCGATTCATGAAAAGTACGGGAAGGCATTATGAACGGTCAAGGTCCAGGAGATCAGTAAAGTTCAGGAAATGATATTGGGTTTCTAAAATATAGTTTCGGTGAAACAAAAGTGAAACAGAATGACTGTTTCAGGGTGTATTTTAGGAATACGTGGTAACATATGATATTAGTACACCATGTATAATTACCAGATTAGCACAGATTTATAAAATTTTGGAGGTTTTGGAAATTCATTGGGTAGGTTTTCAAGACCAGTGCATTCAACCGCTCTGCCACTCCTCC